GGCAAACTTGGTGAATTTGTAGAAACCAACGTTAAAGCTGCCAACGAAGCCATTAAGTCCTATAACACAGAGAAAGGCCAGTTTGAATCTGCGGTAGATGCCGCCAATGCGCAGCAGGTACTGGTTCAAAACACGCTTGGGGGCATGAAGGTTGGCGATCGTACGGCGCTTGATGTTTTCAAAGACATTGAAACTGAGCGTAATACGTTTGAAGATTACAAAGCAAAGTTTGAAGCAGCTAAGGGTGCAGGCGATATAGAGTCCGCAAATAAATATGCAACACTTGCCAACGAAGCTGCTGCCAAATACAGCGACCACTACAACCAAATAAAAGATATTCTGCCAACGATCAATCCTGAGATTGAGAAGTACAACACGCTGGTTAAAACTGCTGAAACTGAATACGAACAGACCAGAGCAGCAGACCCCACCAAGGCCATCGAAGCCGCGACCGGTGCGCAGACTAAGTACGACACCGCACTATCTGAAGCAGCTACCCGTGACTTCCTGATTGGGCAAATTAACAGCGGCTCGTTTGTACCTGTTGGCTACGAAGAGCGCACAGGACGTTTGGACTTTGGCAACGGCCTGACTTTTGACGGCACGGACTTCTATCAAAACGGTAAGAAGACGTTTACCCATGCCACAGACTTTGAATCAGATAAGGTTGGCACTGAGTTTACCGCCAAAGATGCCACCATTGATCTGGCTACTGAACTGCACAACAAAGGCTTTAACCTAAGTGCAGATGACTTGAAGGGAATGATCCCCGGCTACGACAAGTTGTCCTACGAAGGCAAGCGGGCAGTTAATGAGTCCATCCTCAACGCTCTGGGGGATAGCAACTCGGCGTCTTCTTTCAATGCCGCTGTGCGTGCCGGTATTACCGAAGCCAACAACCAGACGCAGATTGCTGCCGAGCCAGAAACAACTACACAGCCAGACTTAGAGCCAGCATCGGATGTAGTTATTCCCGGGGAAGACGGCGGCACCATCACCATCAACCCAAACACTGGCGAAACCACAACTAAGCCCCCCCCAAATACCACTCTGCCACCTGCCGATGACGTCAGTCTGTATAGCTATATGGATGCGGACGGCAGCACCGTTGTCATTGACAGCAACGGCCAAATCATCAGCAGAACCGGCGGCACGGGCATATTCCCCGGTGAAACCGAAGTAGAAGAACCTGAGCAGCCTACGCTTGAACCGCCATCACCCGTGGTTATTAAGGGGGAGGATGGTGAAACTATTACGGTTGACCCAACGACTGGCGAAACCACGACTGAGCCTGCGCCTGAACCTGATATTGAGCCGCCCGGGCCAGTCACACCACCGCCAGTAGTGCCCGGGGATCCCACCGATCCTACAACACCCATTGAGCCTGAGATGCCGGAGCCACCCGCTCCCGAACTACCCTCGCCAGTAGTTATTCCAAGCGAAGATGGCGGCACCATTACGATCGACCCTAGCACTGGGGACGTTATATCTACGGAACCCCCACCGGTTAACGACACGCCTATAGAGGATTGGACTACGCCCACGGACGTTACGCCTGCCAATGACACGCCTATAGAGGATTGGACTACGCCTACGGACGTTACGCCTGTCAATGACACGCCCATAGAAGATTGGTTTAACCCCACGGACGTTACGCCTGCGGAAGAACCCCCGCCAGCAGATACAACTTGCGCACCGGGTTACCACTGGGATGAATCGGCGCAGATGTGCATGCCTGACGAAGATCAGGAGCCGGTATCTCAGGATTGTCCCGAGGGTTATGTGTTTGATATGGCCTCGCAATCATGTGTGCCTATAAATACACCGGTTACACCAACCCCGCCCGTAACCCCGCCCAAGCCTACGGTAACCCCGCCCGTAACCCCGCCCAAGCCTACGGTAACCCCGCCCGTAACGCCAACAACCCCGGCGAATGCCCCGTTGGACTTGAACACCTTGTTGGCTTTGCTCGGTGGCGGGCAACAAGCAGCGGCTGCGCCTGTACAAGACCCGTATGCCAAGATAAAATCATTTCAAGGCGATTTGTTTGGCGGGGACATCAGCACCGACTTTTTGGGCGCTGCTGCTGGCGGGTCGATAAATGACCTGCTCAAACTGTTGAAGGACTGATTATGGCAATGCAGCAAGATGAACTGGGCAATTGGTACGATGATGGCGTCGTTGTTGGTGCTGTAGGCGATCCTTCTGATCCGACCACTCCCGGGAACGCGATTGTTGCTGAAGACGGCACCATAATCTATAAACAGCCCGACGGTACCTACCTTAACAATAAAGGGGAGCCGGTTGGCAGCAATGGCGAGATCACGCCCACCGTCAATGTGCCGATTGACTCCAACGATCCTTGGGCAGCTATTAGCGGTCAACTCAAGAAACTTTACACTTCCGGCCCCAACGGCACGCCTGACATTGGCAAGATTGCAACCTTAGCTGCGCTGGCTTCGGGCATGATGCAGTCCACCAACCGTACGCAGCCTGCTGGTTACCAAGGAAAAATCCCCACGTTAGCCGCAGTTCGCCAGCAGGTACCCCAAGGTATTGCAGCGGCTCCCCGTGCGTATGGCGCTCCTGCGATGGGCCGTCGTTATTTCACAGACACCCAGTATGTAACTCCGACAGGGCTGGCAGCAGCGCAAGACGCTGCCCAACAACAGGCACAACAGATGGCGGCTGCCCAGCAGCCCCAACAAGCACAACCGATTCAAGCAGCCAAGGGCGGTTTGGTCAGCGACGGCTTTGTCATTCCTGCCGATGTGATTTCGCATTTAGGTAATGGCAGCAGCGAAGCAGGGTTGAAAGTCGCCGCATCCAGACTGGGCGCTACTCCGATCAAAGGCAACGGTGATGGCATGAGCGACTCCATCAAGACCCATATTGACGGCAAACAACCTGCCCGTGTGGCAAACGAGGAGGCTTTTGTGAGTCCTAAAAAAGTTGCAGAACTTGGTGGCGGTGACCCCAAAAAAGGTTCCAAGAAGTTGTACGACATGATGGACAAAATCCGCGCTGCTCGTACCGGCACAAAAGAGCAAGGCAAACAAATCGACCCTAGCAAATACATGCCCGGCGGTTCGGTTCATGGCTACGCAACAGGCGGCACTACGCTGCCCGCAGGCACTACCGGCACTGAATCCAACTTATCCAACTGGGCTGGCGATTATGTGACAGGCATGCTAGGTCAAGGCCAAGCACTAGCCAACGCCCCATACCAAGCGTATACCGGCCAGTTGACGGCAGGCACCTCACCACTTCAAGATAAGGTGTTTACAGGTTTGCAAGGGATTAACTTCCCCACTAATCTGGGGCAGAGTTTTACTTCTACAGGTGCGCCTATTGCTGGCACGGCTGCGGCTGACGGTACGGTTACGGGCGGAACTGCTGGGCAGGGTATTGCGTCGCAGTACATGAACCCCTACCTCAAGAACGTGCTCGACCCTCAGATGGCTGAGTTGCAGCGTCAGAACCAGATTGCCAACATGAACGCTAATGCCAAGCTAACAGGGGCAGGCGCTTATGGTGGCGGGCGTCAGGCCGTAATGAACGCTGAAAACCAGCGCAACATGATGCAGCAGATGAACACCACGCTGGGTCAAGGCTACGCCAATGCGTACGATAAGGCCATGCAGCAGTTCAACACTGAGCAGGGTCAAGCTAAGACTCTGACAGATATGCTGGCCCAAGCAGGCACTGCGCAACGTGGTATTGAGTCTGAAGCCCTTGGCGCTGAGAAGGCGCAGTTTGAAGAAGAACGCGCTAATCCGTACAAGATGGTTCAGTTCCAACAGTCGCTGTTGCAAGGATTGCCATTGGCTGCGCAGACATACAATCAAGCACCGACAAACATCTTGACTAACGCAGCGTCTAATGCAACAACCATGAACGCACTGCTTAAGTCTTTGGGCATCATTCAGTAAGGACTAAAAATGTCAATCGCACAACCCAGTCCACAAGGTCTTGCTGCCCTGTCGATGGGCAATCCAGCGCCGTTGCAAAAGCGCGTTGCCGCGTCCCCCAAAGACCCGCAAACAGGTTTGCCGCAAGATTTGGCAGCGGCTTTGGCGTTGAGTATTGACCTGACCACGCAGAATGCTGCGCAACGTCAAGAAGCTATGAGCCAGTTGCAGCAAGCTGCCGGGCCTACCGGCCAGATGCCTACGGTTGTTCAAAGTCTGCAAGACGCAGCAAGACAAAAGCTAAACGCCCAAGCGCAACCTAACCCACAAGCTCAGACAGAACCGCCTCAAGAAGCGCCGCAACAATCTGCGGGCTTGGCGCAAGCACCTGTCGAGTTTGGCATGGCTGGCGGCGGTCTGGTGTCGTTTGCCAACGAGGGCGCTACGCTGAATGAAGTGACTCGTGAGGTTCTGAAAGAACTGGGCGTCACCGCTAAAGACTACATCAGCAATCCTGAGACAGCCAAGACCGTTAACGATCTGGCTAAAGAGCGTTCCGCAGGTTTGCCTGCGGCACAACCGGCTACAGCCGCTGCGGCTCCTGCAACTTCTGCTGCGCCCACAGGTCGTTCGTATGGTGCTGGTCGTGTTGCTGGTAAGGTTCTTTCTCGTACCGCACCATTGGCTGCTGCCGGTGAAGTTATTTCTCACTTGGGCGACTATAAATTGGCCAGCCCTGACAATGTTGACACGTCTGCTGCCGGTACATGGAACGAACTCAAACAGGGTAATCTGGGTCGTACTGGAACCAGTCTGGGTCGTGGCCTTGCTGAAGCTGGGATGGACTTGGGTTCTGCCGCAGCCAACATCGCTGATTTGGTAGTGCCGGGCAAAGCCCCCGTGTCGTCGGCGTACGACGCTATGCTGCGCAGAAACTTTGACTTGCAAAAGAACAAAGACGAAAAAGCGCTGACACCACAACAGATTGAACGTGCAGCCGCACAGCAAACATCCTTGCCTCCAACCGGTGCTGGTGCTGGGCGCGGTAATGTGAATCCTCCTATGGCCAATGCCGCTCCTGCACCCGCAGCCCCATCGCCTATTGATGACTTGGAAAAGGCTGTTACACAACGTGCACGCCCCGCTGCTGCCGCAGGTGCGGCCCCTGCGGCTGGTTTACCCGGTGCTATTCCCACTGACCCCCGGTTGGAGAAGATGATGAATCTCGATCCCGCAGCCCGGGAAAAAGATGTCATGGAGCGTATGCAGGCTATGGCCCCCAATACGGCTGGCTACGACCGCATGGTTGCTGAACTGGAAAAGCGCAAGCAACAACTGGAAGGCCCGAAAGCTGGGTTTGAAGGTTTTATGGAATACTTGGAAAGGGTTGCCTTGGAAGGCCCGCAACGTACGGTAGGCGAAGCCGGTACCAAAGGCGCTGCTGGTTTGAAAGCACTTCAGAAAGAACGTGCTCAGCAGCAGTTCGACCTTACCAAAGAGCAGATTGGCTTGGAGGATAAGAAGAACGAAGCTGTTCGCGCATTCAAAATGGATGTGTTCAAGACCGGCCAAACTGCGTATGACAATGCGTATAAACAGGCGTTTGATGCTCTGAAGGAAAAGGGCCAGAACGACCGTCAGGCTTCTGCCAACGCTACACAGATTGCCACTAACGCTGCTACCGTTGCCGAGCAGGCACGCGGTCATACCCTGCAAGCACAAGCCGAGATTGCCCGTTTGAAGACCGCAGAGCGCCGTGCAGACAAAGAAGAGGCAGCCCTTAGTTTGAAGGCTTTGTCTGAAGCCGCCAAAGAACTTGGTGCTTTGCTGAAGGATCCCGCATACGCTACGACCAATGAAGCAGCATCCACACGCACACAACTCAACCAAATTACGGCTGAGATTGCCAAGCGGGGTGGGGTTAAGGATATGGGCTTCTCTGCTGCACCCGCTGCGCCTGTTGCAGGCAAACTAAAGTAGTGCCAAAATAGCTCAACCGACACGCCCCGGCCTGACTTACCGGGGCGTTTTTCTAACAGTCCAACAATCGAACTGACATGGCTAAATACCTGAACCTCCCCAACGGCACATCTGTTGAAGTACCTGACGAAATGTCTTACGGGGAGGCGATGGCAAAAGCCCAGCAGCAGTTCCCAGAAGCGTTTGCGCCCAAAGAAAAGCCCCGTACGGGTATCGGCGCTGCACTGAGCAGAGGTCTTGAAGGTTTAGTTTCTTCCGGCCAAACAAGCTATGAAGCCCTGACAGGTTCCCCCGAAGAAGCGGCTAGGCGCGGCTTGCAACGCGGCGCAAAGATGGCCGAGAAGTACCCAGAGCAAGTCAGTCTGGAGAAGGTCAAGCAGGCGTATGAGAAGAGCGGTTTGCTGTCCGCCGCAGGCGAAGCCCTTGGTCAAGTACCCGCTGCATTAGCAGAACAAGCCCCCAACATTGGTGCAACCATTGCAGGTGCACAGGCCGGTCAACGGCTAGGCGGTATGTTTGGTGCGCCCGGGCGTTTGATTGGTGCCGGTGTTGGTGCAGCAGTCCCCGGTTTGGCGCAGATGTTTGGTAGCAACATTGAACGCCAAGCAGCCGAACAGCAAAAAGAAGGCAAGCCCATTGAGATTAGCCGTGGTGCTGCCGCAGCCGCTGCTGTCCCCCAAGCCGCGCTCGATGTCGCGGGTACCTTCATCCCACTGGGCGGGCGTTTGGTTAGCAAACTAACAGGTGTTCCCGAGAAAGCCTTGGTTGGCCGTACGGCTGAGCAGGCGCAGAAGCTGGCCGATGAGCGTCTGTATACCACGCTGGCTAAAGGTCTTGGTGTTGGCGTGATGGCCGAAGTGCCAACAGAGGTTGCCCAGCAGATGCTGGAGCGTGCGCAGGCAGGCTTGTCTCTGACCAGCCCTGACGCTTTGAAAGAGTACGGCGAGACAGCATACCAAGTGTCCTTGTTGGCCCCCTTGGGCGGTGCAGGCCGTGTCGTGGAGCGTGCCGGTGCTAGAGCGGACATTGTGCAGAAACAACAAGCCGAGATGGCTGACCAGCGTGCGCAAGAAGCCATTGATGCTGAAACTGCTGCCGTTGCTGAGAGAGAACGCAAAGCTCAGCCAGACTACGCCCTGTCTGTTGAGCAACAGTACAACGACCTGATTGCCAAGCGCGACGAGATTGACGCCCGTATCAAAGCCCCAATCACCAAAGGCGACCTAGCCGCAGAGCAGGTGCGCAATGAAGCGAAGCGTGAGAAGAAAGAACTCCTTGGCAGTGATGAAACCAAGTCGCTGATTTCCGAGTACAACCAACTCAAATCCTCTGGCGCATTTACGCAGATCGAAGCTGACCGCGCAGCCAAGCAAGCCGAAGAGAAAGCCACAGAGCAACAGCGTCTAGCCGCAGAACTACAACGTCTGGGCACACAGAAACAACAGCAGGCTGATACCGACCGTCGCCAAGCATTGTTGCAAGGCCAGATTGAAGGTGAGCCGGAAGTTGACTTGTTGGAAGCAGCCCGCACACGCAAAGCGTTTAAGGCACCCAAGCCCACCGCCGACATTCAAGGTTTGGTGAACTTCCTGCTTGCTGATCCTGTCCGTGCACAAGAAGCCTTGGCTAAACGTACGGAGTTCCCGGGCTTGACCAAGCAGCAGAACGAAGCTGTGCTGGGCGCAGTTGAGTTGGAGTTGCAACAAGACCGTGAAATTGAAGCCAAGAAAGCCGAGCAACGCGCAGGCATGTTGGGCACACAGATGGCTGGCCAAGCCAACACTAATTTGCTAGGTGCTGCACGCGAACGTGGCCCCGGCGCAGTGCCCGAGATTGTTGGCCTGCAAAGAATTGGGGAAAAGAATCGCCCTACGGAAACAGAGCAGGGTACCCCTTCAATCCGCAAAGGAACTGTAACTGGCGAAGGCACACAAGGCAAGCTAATTTCTGAGCGTTTGAAGTCTGCGCAGGACATGTTGGCAGAAGGCGAAGAAGAAACCATGTCGCCCGAAGACGAGGCGATGGTTGACAACCTCATCAAGACGTTGCCTTTGGGTGATCGCATCATTGCCCCGGGGCAAGTACAGCGCGGTGAAGGCTACAGCAACTATGCTGAGCGCAGCAATTTGCTGACGATGCTGAAGTTTGCGCGTGAGACTCGCAACCGTCCCGAAGCTGCCCGCATTATTCAAGAACTGCGTAAGTTGGAAACGCCATCCGAAGTAGCGGGCACTGGCGAAGCCACCCGTGCCGGTGCTGAGAACTTGAACGAAGTCTTGGGCGCAGCCAACATGACGGAAGCCCGAGCCGCTGAAGCTGCGGCAGAGCGCCACATCAACGACCAGAACACAGCCATGCTGGGCTATGTGCGCTTCTTGGAGTCTATGCGCCGTGGCAAGCTGGTGCTGCCGCAGTCTGCACAAAACCGTCTGGATGCGCTGCGTAACGAATATCTGGAAAGCCACTTGGCTGAACTGGACGAGCGTCGTGCTGCGTTTGGTATGCCGCCTATGGCCGACTGGGAGCGCGGCGAAGCCCGTGCCCGGGTCATGGAGGGCTTCAACAAGATTGAGGCTGACTGGGGCAAAAAGGAAACCACGTTCGACAACGTGCTGGCGGTTCAAAAAGAAATCCGCAAGAACATCTATGACAACCTGACCAATGCCGCCAAGCGTTTCCAGACCGAGCAACAGAATCAGATTGCTGAAAAAACTACGACTGGCACAGGTCGTCGCATCGCTACACCAGACAACCTCAAACTGACCGAGCGCAAGCAAGCTGAAAGCACCGAAGACATCATCACGCGTCTGCTGGACACTATGGGTCAGCGTCAACGCGCTGTGCCCACCGCAGCAATCAAGCCTGCACAGAAAGTTGGGAGCCTTGCTGATATTGGCAAGCTCATGGAGCCTGAGAAAGCTGCGGGTGCGTTGCAGCCGTTCAGTGCCAAGATGGTGGACACACTGGAGCGTATTCAGAACTGGCTCCCACAAACCACTGACGCTGAGTTCAAAGCGATGGCGCGTGACCTTGTGCAGCAGATTGAAGCTGGCAATGAACCCAACCAGTTTGACCTGCGTGATCTGAATGAAAAGATTCGCGGCTTTGAGGAAGCTGGGCAAAGCGTAACCCGTCCCGGTGCTACCCCGGAAGAACTGCAACGCACCAGTGCGCAGCAGCAAGGCACGTTGTTCCCAGAAGCCGAAGTGGCTGTTGGTCGTGCTACGCCTGCCAACTTCCAGCGCATGCTGGACTCCAAGAACATTCAAGGTCTGCGTCAGGCTATTGCTGACCAGAAGCAAGCCAACATTGATGTGTTGCAGGACTTGCAAAAGACCATCCCCAGCGCCCAGAACTTGCTGGCCAAGGCTGAGATCAAGACCATCAAAGCACGAGCCAAAGTCAAGACGTTGGACGAGCGGGCTAAGGAAGACCAGACCGACGAGGAAATCAAAAAGGCTTGGGCCGATGCAGCGCGTGAAGTAATTGCTGCCGAAACTGCGATGCAGTCTATTCCACGACGCATGGCGTACCTGATTGAAATTCGTGACAGTCTGGCTAAGCTGAACAAGACCGACAAGCAGACGCTGATTGCGTTGATTGACGAAGCGTTGAACTTTGCTTCTAACCCTGACACGCCTGCGGCTTTGCGCGACAGCTTGGAAGTTAAAGAGTTCAAGGAACTTAAACAGTGGCTTGATGCCGACAAAGTGAACGCTGAGATTAAGCGTCTGGACAATCTGTATAAAGCGGCCAAGAAAGCCGTTGAGCCTGCCCGTGCCAAGCTGCAAGCTGCGCTGGACAAGTATGACCAAGAAGGTCTGATCCGCGAGTCGTTGGAGCGCGAGCACCAGAAAGCACTGGATGCTTTGAAGAAGGCCGAAGCTGCTGAGCGCGAAGCTAAGAACGCTGTGCGTGAGCAGGAGCAGGAAAACAAAACGGTTGAAGAAGACGCCAAGGAAACCGATCGCAAATACAAAGAGGCTTTGCTGCGTGCCCAGTCGGGTATGGGCTTGCCCGGTATTCGTGTTGAAGAAGACATGGCAGCTATGCGCAAAAAAGTGCAAGGACTGCGCGGTGCTATGGGTTCCTTGGAAGATCAGGTCAACGCAGAAAAAGACCCGGTGCGCAAGCAGGAACTCCAAGAGAAGTACCTTGCCAAGCAGCAAGAGTTGGAGCAGCTTACCCCGCCCAAGCAAGTCACCGAGCTTCGCACCCCAGAGGCAGAGCAAACAGCCAAGGAAGCCGAAGACCGTGCTGCTGCACAGCAAGCAGGCATTGATGCACGCCGTCGTGCCCGTACTGGTGAAGCCGCACCGAAGTTACCCACACGTCTGCAAGGCCCGGTGGCCCGTCTTGGCACAACCCAGCGCATTACACAGACTGGCACCAAGCGCGATAAAGATAACGTCCGTCGTGCCGAACAGATTCTGAATGTGGTGACCAAGAGCCGCGCTGACCTTAAAGAGTTGCAAGACCGGATGAAGTTCTTGCGTGACACTGGCAAAGCCAAGGTGTCCAACCGCTACACGCCGCTGTTCAAGAAACTGGAAACCCGCGAGGATCAGCTTAAGAACCGTTTGGCTCGTGCAGAAAAAGCGCAGGCCAAAGTGCAGACAGAGCAGAAACAAACGTCTGAAGCCCTTGCATCCAGCCAGCGTCAAGCGAAGCCCTACAAGAAAGACGTGGTGTACCGCCCAGTTTCTGCGGAAGGGCCGGGCATGCAGACCGCTGCGGTTAAACGCCTGTTGGCGCGTCTTACTGAGGGTTGGGAGAATGTACCGCCAATTGAGGTGGTGGACAGCTTCGATGGCCTGCCTGAAGCCATCAAGGAACAAGCCCGTGCAGATGGCGTAGCTGGGCAAATCCCCGGCTTGTACGACCCAGAAACCAACAAAGTGTATCTGGTGGCTGACCGTCTGCATACCGGCGAGGATGTGGTGGCGACTGTTGCCCACGAGGTGACAGGTCACTTTGGCCTGCGCAGCATGCTGGGCCGTGACTACACCGCCAAGATGGATGACATTTACAACGGCAACGCTGCGGTACGTGCGCGTGCTGACGCCAAGCTGGCTGAGATGCCGTCCCTTACACAGCAGACTGCCACTGAGGAAGTGTTGGCTGAGATGGCTGAACAGCCGCCCACAGAGGACACACGCTCGGCTCTGCGCAAGATATTCGATGCCATCAAGGACTGGTTCAAGCGGTTCACTGGCGAAACCGTGTCGGACGCTGCCGTGCAGCAGATCGTTGCCAATGCCCGCAGCCATGTGATTGAGGGTGGTGAATCTAGGATCGGCGAGGTGAGCGGCAAAGCCTTGTATCGCAGTCCTGCGCCTACGTACGCCAACCCAACTCTGGCCCGTGCTGGAGCCGTTGCCAACAAGACGATTGCCAAGCAGCGTGGGGTAATGGATGCCATTAAAGAAGAAGGCGCTGGCCTCAAGCTGATGACTCAGTTTGTTGACCGCTTTGCCCCGCTGGAGAAGTTGTCCAAGTACATGGAAGGCCACAAGGGTCTTCAGATGATGTACTACGCCCGCATGTACGACCAGCGCATGAACTTCGTGTCGCAGTCTGTGGGCAACGGTGCCCTGCGCCGTGTGGAGAAGACGCGTCCTGATGGCAAGAAAGAGTTCATCATTGAGAGTACGCCCGGTGCCAGCCTGAAAGGTGTGGTGAACATTCTCAAGCGCGGTAATGATCTGGTCGGCAGCGCCGAGGGCAACAGCCAGTTGTTCTCCATGTACCTGATTGCCAAGCGTGCTGAGCGTGTGGGTCTGGCTAAACTGAACTATGGCGGTCAAGTTACCGAAGCTGACCTCGATGACGTGCGCCGTGCCGTTGCTGGCACGCCCGGACTCAAAGCCATCTACGATGCAGCGCAGAGCGAATACAACTCTTACAACCGTGACATGCTTCAGTTTGCTGTGGACTCCGGTGCACTGTCCGCCAAGACCCGCGAAGAACTGATTAAGGCGGGTGACTATGTGCCGTACTACCGTGAGCGTAACGGTGCGGTTGAGATGATGCTGGGTAACAGCACGATTGCCCGAATTGGCAATACCAAAGAGCAGCCGTACCTGAAAGAGTTGACCGGTGGCGAGACACCTATTCTGGACTTCATGACCAGCGCGGTGCAGAACACCAACATGTTGACCGACATGTCCCTGCGCAATTTGTCCACTAAGAACGCGGTGTATGAACTGCAAGCACTGGGCATGGCCAAGGTCGGCAAGGGCAACGCAGCGTCTGGCCCCAACGTGGTCAAGTACAAGGAAGACGGCGAAGACAAGTTCGCTTTGCTCGATACCGAAGACGTGGTTATTAACGGCAAGCGTTATCCCACTGGCATCCCGGCTGATCTGGTGGTCAAGGGCATGGAGGGCATCCCTGTTCAGAACACCATCATTACCAAGCTGATGGGCGGCCCTGCCCGAGCATTGCGCAAGTTCGTGGTGCTCAACCCTCTGTACGCTGCGCGTCAGTTGTTCCGTGACTCGTTGGCTGCACCCATGCTGTCCGGTGCTGACTTTGCTCCGATCTTTGGAGCGTTGAATGAGGTTGGTTCTGCCACAGGCAAGACACTGACACAGCGCGGTGTTACTGGCGGTCAAGTGTTTACCGGTACGCAGGAAGACTTGACCATGATTCTGCGGAACATGGCGGCTAACAAGTCCGGTTGGGCCGAAGGTCTGGCTAAGCTGGAAGCCATGTCGATGGAAGCCGATGCGCTGACTCGTCGTGCCCAGTACAACAGCTACATCAAGCAGGGTCTGTCTGAGATGGAAGCCACGTACATGGCGCTGGAGTCTATGAACTTTGGTAAGCGCGGCATGAACCCGGCTATGCACACGCTGTCTACAGTCATCCCCTTCTTCAACGCGCAGTTGCAGTCGCTTAACGTGCTGTTCAAAGCCTTCAGTGGCAACATGCCGTTCAATGAAAAGTTGAAGATTCGTGAGAAGCTGTACGAGCGCGGGCTGATGCTGGCTAGTATGACGATGGCTTACGCTGCGTTGATGCAAGACGACGAGACGTACAAGAACGCCACGCCTGAACAGAAGTACGGCAACTGGTTTATCCACGTACCCGGCGTCGAGGAAGCTGTGCGTGTGCCGATCCCATTTGAGATTGGCTACATCTTTAAGGCCATCCCTGAAGCTATCGTCAACAGCATGATGAACGAGCGCGGTGGCGAGGAAGCGGCCAAAGCCTTCAAACAGATTGCCTTGCAGATTGTCCCCGGCGGTACGTCTTACGGTATGCCGCAGGCTATGAAGCCGCTGCTTGAGGTTGGCTTGGGCAAGTCGTTCTACACAGGGCGTGACTTGGAGTCTGCGCATGAGCAGTCGTTGGAGCCGGGCTTCCGTTCTCGTGACAACACCACGGCACTGGCCCGCATGATTGGTGAGCAATTCAATATCTCCCCGATTAAGTTGGATGCGCTGATCTCTGGCTACTTCAGCACGACTGGTTTGGCCTTGGCTGATGCGTTGAGCTTTGCATTGCCCGGCCCCGATGTGGAAGCGCCTACGAAGCGTACGTCTGAGATGCGTTTGGTTGGTGGTTTGTTCCAGCCGAAGGATGCTGGCGGCATCATCAATGCCACGTACGACCGCCTGAAAGAAGCCAAGCAAGTCACGGATACGTACAAGGACTTGGTTGCCAAGGGTCGCACAGCCGATGCCCAGCGGTACCTGCAAGAAAACTTGCAACAGTACGCTGAGTCTGGCTTAGAGTCGAAGTTCTCGTCCTACATGCAGAAGATTGCCAAGGCAGAGCAGGCAGTGCGCGGGTCTAAAGACCTGAGCGCCGATGAGAAGCGTGAGCGTCTCGACCGGCTGCGTGAGTTCAAGATCAACTTCGCTAACGACGTGAGGGCGGCGGCAGATAGAACAGCACCCCAATAGCCCCACCAAGAATGCCCGGGGCAGCCCGGGCATTCAGCACCCTGTGAGTGACGGCCTGCTTTAGGCCGTACTCAACTAACGGTGCAGGGTCGAGGCAGGGTATGAAGAACGCCTGCCCCTTCTTAAGCTGCGGCCAAGGGAAGTGGTATCGAGTCAGCATCTGATTCCCCAACACGGCGACGAATCTTTATCGCATTGACGCGCATCTGCGGGCCTTTGGTTTTCGACGTCATGTCCTTCTTCATACGCTCCACAAAGATGCCTTCGATCTCGCCAAGCTGATTGCAGAACGCCGCGTAACCAAAGCTCATGGTGGCACAGTATGCCTTGAGCAAAGACTCTTCGATGTAGTAGTCAATGAACCCGGGCGTTAGCTCGTGCTCAATACGACCTGCAATGCTTGTGCGTGTGATGGTTTGGTCGATCTCCTGACCCCCGCCAAGCTGCGCCAGCAAGCCGCCATCGCTGCGCTTGACCACCACGAAGCGACCAAAGTGTTCCCCAGTGTAGGAATTGAGCACGTCCTCGGCAGATCTGCTGCTGGCCTTCATGGCCTTGCGCATGTACTTGACCGCATCCTTGTAGGCTTGAATGATCTCGCGCATGGGCAGGTCGATGATGCCAGCGTACTTCTTGCTCCATAGGATGCCAGCCGCTACGCCAGACCCGATGCCAGCCATCCAGAACCGCTCGTCGTTGGTGGCGTTGAACTCTTGGTACATACGCGCCACGGTGTCGTTGGTCAGGGGGCCAAGCACTTCTTCGTTGTTGACCATGTAGTCGATCATCATGAACCCAGCGGTGCCGTAGTTCTCCTGCAATGACTTGATGATCTCGACCTCGTGTGGTTCCCACGACAAGGTGTCCTCCATCAGAATCTCCAGCAAGCGGCGCAGTTCACCCTCGGCAGCGTGCTTGCGCCCGCCAGTCAAAATGTCAACCATGTGGGTATTGGATGACAGTAAGGCATTGGTCTGCCATGTGGATAAGTTCAAGCGCTCTTTGTTGGAGCCAGCCTCCATACGCTCCTTGCCTTTGCCCTGCGTCATGTCCAGCAGGAACTCGGGCAACCACTCAAAGCTATCGCGGTTCTTAGACGTGATTTCATCGGTGATAAGGGGGTGGCATTGGAGCAAGCCCAAACGCTGCTGCATGGCCACAGGAGACGTGCTCTTGCCGGTACGGTAGTGACCGGGGTGACCCCACACAGACGCCGCTGCTTCCAAGGCTAGGGATTTACCCGTACCCGACTCGGTTGAGGCGCAGTGGAAGGTCATGCCGAACAGCTTGGTGTAGCGCATCAGGGGTGAGCCAGCACCGGCAAGCATCACGGCTAAGTGCTTGTACATCTTCTTGGCGATCAGCAGGTTGACAAACTTGCGCCAGTTCTCGATGGTGCCCGATGGTTCTGTGAACGATGCCAAGTTCTCCAGCCCCGGCATGGGGAGCGTTACGGGTGTGCGGCCTTTGGTGAAGATGCGCCCCGCAAATACGTACGAGCCATCGGGTTGCCAGCCGTAACTGCTTGGAACCTTCACGGCCACCTTGCTGGTACTGGCTTCCTCGACGCAGGCGCGTACATAGTCAAACAGGTTCTTGTCGTTGCCCTGCCCAAAGCTGGCAATCACGTTCTGCTGAGCCAGCGCCTTGACTGTCTCGTCCTTGGATACCACAGCCTTCTGCGCCATGATGAGGTCTGCTGGCCCCTCTGGGCGCATGGCTACCAAGTGGACTGAGTGTTCACCGTGGGTGTTGAGAATGTCCACCACGAACAAGTCATAAGGCAACACCGCCACCAGTTTCTTCGCCTTGCTGCCATCGTCTTGCTCGACCATGCGCTCCACGTAGATGCCGCCCTTGTCGCCATAGGCGTAGCCTTTTGGCGCAGGCGGTCTGCGGATGGTTCGCGTCTCGTCGGCCACAACGTCGCTGGCAGAAGAAATGTTGATAGGGATCTCCTTCTCCTCGGTCGATACCTTGACCTCACGCCCCAGTGCCAGCGGGTTGGTGATGCTGCCCCAGTGTTTGCACAGGTGGCAGATGCCCGGGTTCTCCGAATCAAATTTGATACAGGGGTATGGCCCCTTGATGTCGCGCAACTTCTGGTGCATGCGGTCTGGTGGGTAGGGGTGCATCTGGCTGAGCCATCCCGCCGCTTTGTTACCGTCCTCACACTTCTGTGTGATCGAGAGCAGACCACGCCACAGCGGCTCCATGCCGTCATCACTGGCGTTCTCGATGTAGTAAGCCAACTGACCGCAGCCATCACCACGCTGAGTAGCCAGCCAGATCGTCTTGAACTTGGTGGTGTTGTTCTCGAACAGCTTGACGCTGGTAGCCGAGGGTGCCTTGGATGGGCGTACACCGGGCAACTCAATGACGTTCTTTGGCGCTTCGTATGCGGGCGATGTCAGCTTGTCGTTGATGACTCGGGCAAGGTCAGCGAACTCAAACGTGTCACCTTCGGCTAGTAGGCGCACGGGGCGCGGCGTGGGGTACTTCTCTTTGAAGTTGGTTGTCCCCGGCACTCGCAGCACACGGGCGGCATCCGCCGTCACGGTCATGTCGATCGCCATCTTCTCCTGTTTGCACAGGCGCTTGAAGTTCTCGGCTACCGGCTTCCATGTGGTGATGTCGATGGTTTCGGTGAAAGGCCAATACACATGCAAGCCCCCGCCTGACCCAACGATGTAAGGGCTACCGAGTTCCGATAAGCCCACCGATTCCATAAAGTTAGTAAGTGCTAACGCCGCTTCTTTCTTACTGGCGTAGCCATCCATGTCAATGAACAGGGACTTGATGAACTGTGCGTTCTCAGCCAGCCGGTTGTCGGGCGTCTTGTAAGTTGCCAGTGCAAAGTAAACATTCTTCTTTTGCGCATGCCATGCCTCGACTGGGGGCATTACGTCTGCAAGTGTCTCCTCATGTTGGTGCTCCTTGTATGGAGATGAAAGCTCCGCCACGCAATACGTGCCGTGTCCGGCAGATGGCAGAACCGCCGCTAAAAACTCCAGCGGTGTCATAGCGATCCTTGGTTATTGGTTCAGGAAAAGGTCGAGTTGGCGGTCGTCTTTGGGAGGGAACTCGTCGAGGGGCGCGAGTGCCATGAAGCGGCGCAGTAGTTCTGTCTGCCAGTCAATAGGCAGATTTTGATTCGAGTCAATCATCATTGCGCAGTATTTGATGAGTTCCCTGTTATTCAGGGTGCGAGGTTGTATTCTTGACATAGCGTTCTCCAAGCGTCTTGTTTGTTTTTGGAATGTTGCATGATATGCAACATGCCCTCTACCCGGTACCGGTAAGCTACGAATACCTCTGTGCCCGTAAACCAGTTATAAACGGTCTGACGTGTCACACCCAAGGCATCCGCAATTTTGGTCACGGGGATGTCGTAATGAATAGCCCAACGCCCTAGCTGGTTCCCCAGCGTCTTAGGCGTCTTCGCTACATCATCAATTATTTTTTGGGAATAAGCCATTGTTACTTTCCTTGCCGTTGCGGTGGGCAAACTGCGTCTGTAGCACAACGCCATAGTCGAAGTTGTCACCAAGGCACTGCTGGATGTAAACCTTTTCAGGGCCGTAGGCTTCCACGTCACCGTTGTAGGTAAACACTTTGTGCGGCACAGACAGCGCACCGTTGGCAAAGTCATAGCCCTGCACAGTGGGACGCCACATGCCGCTGAACTTGGTCTTGTTAACGCCACGATTGGGCATGCGCTCCACCAGTTCCCACCAACGCAATGTCGGCAGTTGATTCGAGCGCACCAGCCACTGCGGCCCGGTGTTGGGTACGTCCACCCAACCTTCATCGTTCTTCTCTGCAAGGCACAGCCAGATCAAAGCGCGGGCCATTGTCTGATTGATCTTGCGGGCGTAAATCTTTCCCCAACGACCACACACCGGACAGTAGCTGCCGTCGTGTTCAATCGCAGTGCGCCACGATTCTTGTAAATCTCTCAATGTCATTTGTTTTCTCCTTATAGGTGGGGGTACTCGCTGCGTCTGTGATAGCTAAACGGGACGGAGTTGCACCGCGACCTGACACCCGCACAGCATCCGCTTTCCCCCCGATTTAATTACTCGTCATCCCAATCAGCCACGATGTCGGCCAGCTTGCTTTTCTTGGCAGGCACAGCAGTCTCTTTGGCTTCGGGCTTGCGCACTTCTGGCTCGTCGTCAGCATCGGCAACAGGCGCGGCTTTCTTGGCCTTGGTCTTGGCTTTAGTCTCGGCCACAGCAGCGGCTTCGTCTTCTTCAGCCATCTCGGCAACAGTCTGCACAGGTGCAGCCGCAGGACGGGTACCACCAATCGACATCGGAGCGGGCTTGCTCACACCATCGGCTTGCGCCACGGTCATGTTGATGGCTTGATCGGCATCCTTGGTAGCGCCTTGACGCTGGGCACTGGCGTACTCGTCATCATCCAACCAACGCACAGGAGAGAAGAACAACTTGGGCGACTCGGCCTTGGTGTCGAACTTCATGCGGGTCACGATGGTGTCGAGGTTGACCGGAGGAGTCTGTGCAGCTAAGTAGCGGGCGTATGCCTGCAAGGGGCGCTTCTCACCGTCTTCCTTACCGAACAGGCTAGTGGCAGGCAAGGTCAGTTGCAGCACGTCGCCATCGGGGTTGTTAGCCAGCACCACAGCCAGACGCTGTTGGTAACGGCAGGCACGGCTTTGACCTTGGCCCGAACCGGCAATGTTCTGCGCACACTGTGAGCAGTTTTTGGATTGTGGCTCACTGATAGATGCGTCAGGCTTCTCGCCGTCATTGCTCCAGCAGTCAGGGCCGGACACCTTCTCGGCATCGTACTTGGCAGCGTAGAACACGCGGGCTACCTTGGGCGCGGCCTTGACGATAATCACATCGAGGTGACGCTCTTCGATCGAAGCGATCTCTTTGCCGCCAGCGACCAGACGGAACACGCCGCCTTTGATCGACACGCGCTTGGTGCCTACGCCACCTGCACCACCCATCAGGGCTTTGGTTGTGTCGGACAGTTCCGCATTACGTGCGAAGGCAGGAACTTGGGAAGGGTTAAACATTGTGATGTTGCTCATGGTTCTTTCTCTCTTAGGTTGGTTTGCGAACGGAAATGTCGTACTCCGCATTGGAGTTCAGACCGGGTGGCACGAGGCCGGGGTTTTCTTCAAGGAACTGGCTCATGTTGGTTTGGGCAATGCGCTTCTCCAACAAGTCCACCACGCGATGCTCAAGCACGAACTCTTTGAACGAGTCCCAGTCTTGCGTGTTGTAGCGGGTCTTGACGGATAGAACGACCGTGCCTTCGTTGGTACGAACAGACGTGACGCCCAGCGCCTTCATCTGATCCTTCATGGCATTTTTCAGTTCGTCTTGCTGCGCCTTGAGTGCTTCCACTTTCGTGTCGTACTCTTGGGTAAGCGTTGCTATCTGCGATCGAATCTTGCGGTAGATTTTCGCAAGCCGATCCAGCGGGATCACTTCATCTGACATTTGCTTCTCCTATAAAGCTGTTTTGTTTTGTCTAGGGTTTGACAATGTACTTGGTTTTTCTGCGTAGTGCAACTCCTTTCATAAATTTATTTCTGTCTTGAACATGTCGGTCAAAAGCGAGTTGTCACTCACCTTGCCTTCGAGGGCTTTGAACATTCGTTTCTCAATGGCGCTGCCTTGGATGTGCACCACCGTCACCTTGTCAGAGTCCTGCCCCTTGCGGTCAGCACGGGCACAGCATTGGATGTATTGCTCAACGCTCATCAGCGGGCCATAGAACACCACCGTGTCAGCAGCAGTTAGGGTAATCCCGTGGGCTGATGCTTGCGGTTGCATGACCAGCACCCTTGGCTCTGGCTCGTTCTGAAAGCGGTGGATGATCTGACCACGCTTGGATGGCGTCACACTACCGTCGATGATCTCAGCGACAATATTCTTCTTGGTCAGGTGGCGGTGGATGGTGTCGATGGCGCTGGTGAACAGCGCAAAGATGATGACCTTGCGGTCTGTCTCTTCCAACACTTCCTCCAGTACCGACAAGCGGGGCGATGCGTCAAACTCAACCACCTCTTTGTCATCGGTGTAGGCAGCACCACAACTGATTTGCAGCAGCTTGCTCACAGCAGCGGCAGCGTTCACGGCACTGATGGTTTCCCCGGCAGCTTGCACCAGCATGCGGTCTTTGAGCGTGTTGTAGTACTTGGCTTGCTGCGGTGTCAGCGGCACTTCACGCGTCATTGTGATGACAGGCGGCAGGTCAAGACACTGTGCCTTGGTGAAACGAATCGCAGGTTGCAGCGCATTGAACACCGTATCTTTGGCATCGAGTTTGGGTGACCACTTGTACATGCTGATCTTGTTCATCACCTTATCGCGCCACGATGTAAAGAACTTGGGCACACCCTCGGGGTTGACCAGCTTCGCCAAGCCGTACGCATCGACAGGCGACTGTGACGCAGGAGTACCGGTCATCATCCACAGATATGTGTCGGGCTTGATGATGGAGTTGAGTGACTTCCATCGTTGCGTTGTGGGCATCTTGTAGGCGTTGGCCTCATCCACAATCACGAGGTCAAAGCGCCCATCGTTGTTCACCTCGTTGGCAATCAGGTTCAAGCCTTCGTAGTTGGTGATAACGATCTCGTAGTCGTGCTGGATAAGCTCGATACGCCGCGCAGCTTTGGGGTGGTGGGCGATGACCGCAGAGCGGTGAATGATGCTGCTGTTGATGTCCCCCATCCATGCGCTGTGCATGATCGACAAGGGGCACAGTATCAATACACGTCGCACCTTACCCAGTGTCATCAGGTAGTCCGCTGCCCACAGCGCGGAGAGTGTCTTGCCGGTGCCGGGTTCGCTGAACACGAAAGCCCTGCGGTTCATGGTCAGGAAGTCAGCCGTCTCAACTTGGTGCTTCATGGGCTTGTATCGCCCGGGCCAGTTGTAGCGTTTGGTGATGGGTGAAGGCACGTCCTTCACGCCCAGATTGCGCAGCACCCGCGCCTCGTCTAGACCCCAGTAAACCGCGACTTCGTACCCACCAGTCACAGGTATGACTTTGTGCTTAGGGATGATGCGGTACTTGTCGGGGTTTCTGGTTCTAAACAGCAGTGCTTTGTTCTCAACGATCTGCATTGCTTTCTCCGTATTATTTTGAACTAGCTCGATTCTTCGCTACGCTTGCCATGCGCAGGTTGCTCCGCGCTGAAGTGCCACCGCTCTTGAGGGGCTTGATGTGGTCAACATCTTTGCCGTCGCCCTTGTGTGCTGCGCCTTCCTTCTCCATGATGCGGCGGGCTTTGACCCGTTCTCCGCGCTTAGCGATTTGCTCGGGCTTACCGTGGAACTCTTTGTACTCTTGCTTGTAGTCACGCTTGCTGGATGGTTGTGCCATGACGGCCTCCTAGTGCTTGGGATTAAATTCACAGCCAGTGACTTGGCACCAGCCGCATAGCGGTGTTTGGTTGGGGTTCCACACACCTGTTTCAAAGCAGGCTTCGAGGCGGGCTGTGCGCTCACGGTATTTCCACCAGAACTGTTCAGCTTGCTCACGCTGCATCTGCATACGAACCATATCGTCTTTGACAATAAACAGCAAGGCGCTGTTGACCTTGCGGATATGGGGGAAGTGGGCGAAGACCATCAGGGACATGAGCACCAGTTGATCTCGGTCAGGGTAGCGATTGTTACCCGTCTTGTAGTCCACCACCCATGCGGTCAGGTTGTCGTCATCCACGATCAGCAAGTCAGCGATGCCCCGCACCCACACGTCCGGCCCCTTCCAGTTGGTTGGCTTGAGGTCAGCCGTCAGCGCCATCTCGTACTCAGCCAGCTTGCGTCCGGGCTTCTCGATCAGTCGATCGACCACGGCTTTGAACTGGCTGTGCTCGGGAGGGATTGGCTTGCCGTCACGCACATACAACTCAAGAGACTCGTGCACCTGATTGCCGTAGCGTGTGGCCTCTGTCTCTTGGAAGGGATACTTCTTCAAGACCTTGACCTCGTGGTAACGGCGGGGGCACCCCTCAAAGTCTTTGAGGGAACTGTGTGACCATGCGGGTTTTTTCATTTGAACTTAGCTGAAAGGATTGCGTTGGCTAACAGGTACGCAAAGTGCTCAACAAACTTTTCGTTGAAGGCAAGTGGCGAGTCCATCTCGTGCAGCACAGCATGAGTTACCTCATGCCAGAACGTCTCGTTGAACTGCCTCGCTGTGTACATGTTGCGTGTGGGGTTCGAGGAACGACCGATCATGATTTCGTTTTGCGCATAGTACGTGCGCCCCATGTCTCCCTTGATTGGCATCTGCTCTACAACGGTAATCTTGTAGCGGCTTTTGCCGATCTTTATTTGCTTTGGTATGACCATGCTTTCTCCTAGTTTTTAGCTAACCCATATCGACGGTGAGCGCCACCGTCAGCGGCCAAGGGTATACCCGGCATGTAGCTCGGCTCCATAGTCATCTGCGCCAAGACCCATGTCTTAGCTTCATCGACTTCTGCCTGCGGCACCACAACGATTTGTTCGTCATGCACAGTACCCGCTACGAAGTACCGCTTTGACGTTCTCAACATCCCATCAGTCATCACGCATCTTGCTACGCCCTGCGTGACGTTGTTGGTTACTTTTCCTCCGTACAGTTTAGTCCTGTTTTCACCGTACGTCCACTCTTTTTGTGTCTTGCCTGTTTTTTCATCAACCCGGCGGGTCACGTTGAGTTTGTCGTACACGATGGGCATGCCGCTTGGCAGGATGATCTCCCCCTTGCGGAAGGTCAGACACTTGTGTCGGTACTCTTTGCCGTTGTACAGCGACTCCTCAATCAGCGTGGTCATCAAGTCCCAGAACTCCGTCACAGGCGTGGCAGTTTCCCGATACTTCTCGATGATGGCCTTGGCTGCAAGGCAGTGGATGACTAGCTCCTTGGTGGTGCAAGTGTGCGGGATGGCTTCGAGCTTTTCGACGTTGACATCCCAGTCAAGGAACTTCTGCGCGGCTTCTTGGGTAACGCCGAGCGTCTTCGCAAAGGCCAAGTCATAGCGTACGGGTGGAGCGCCAAGGAATCCAACGAGAAGCTGGGCAGCGAAAGACGCCCAGCCAAGCCCGTACCCGCAGCCGAGCAACGCTGACTTCGCAGACTGTCGCAGGTCTGGATGGCTGTCTTTTGAAAGGCCGGGTATGTTGAACATCTGAGCACCGAAAGCCGCGTAAGGGTCACCGCCAGCCCTGAAGATGTCGAGCATATCTTCGTAATCCGCCAGCCATGCGAGTACTCGCGGTTCAATCTGCGATAAGTCCCCGACAACAAGCTCGTGCCCCATCGGAGCCATGATTGCTTTACGAAGGAAGCTGCCTCGCTTGAGGTTTTGCATGTTGATGGCGCTGCCTTTCGCTGCCGTCCACCTTCCAGTAGCTGCGCCGTAGTACGAGAGCGGTACGGGGAGCGCCCCACGTTGGCTGATGTCGAGGAATCGCTGAGCACGGGTTCGCTCCGTTGTGGATTTAACCCGAAGACGCGCTTCACAAAGTAAGGCAACGTCCTCACGTTCACCGTTTTTGAGTAGCTGAAACATCGCATCATTCTTAGCCAGCGCGAAAGTCTCTTTGCCTGTGGTCTTGCTAACCTTGGTTGGAGGTGCGACCCCCAGCGTCCGTAGTATTTCCGCAAACTGCTGATTCGACGCCAGCGAAGCCTCCTCCACGCCGAGCTTTTGTAATAACGACTCACGTTTTTCTCCTTCTTCTTTCAGCGCGTCAATCAGCATGCTGCGGTCAAGCTCAAGGCAAGCCCGCGTGTACATCTTGAGCGTCATGTCGATGAGCCGTAGCTCCTTGGCAGGGTAGCCCTTGACCAGCCGCTTGAAAATCTCAATGCACAGGAAGACGTCGTGCATGCAGTAGTCAGCTAACTCCCGCTCGATCTCAGGCGTGATCTCGGTCAACCCATCTGTGCTGTGCACAGCCTTGCCCTTGGGCGGCAGACCGAAGTCCTCCGCCAGCTTCATCAGCGAGTTGCCGACTTCGACTCCACGCAAGGCCCGAGCCATAGAGAGCGTGTCAAAGATAAAACACGGATGTATGCCGTATTGCCACTCCAAGATGGACACGTCGAACTGTGCGTTGTGGGCAAGGATTGCCGTGGTGCTCCAGTCGTATGTGGCAAGGATGCGTGGTAGCTCGTCCCCGTTGTACCACTGGGTGATGGGTGTGTCGTCTCCAACCTCTTTGATGCAAGCGCCAAAAGCCTTGAATCGTTTGTCACGTATGTACTCCTCTGTTGTCATTTTGGATAGCGTGTAGTCTGATCTGTCCCACCGAGTTTCAAAGTCGATGCACAGCAGCTTCTTGTAGGGCGCACTCATTGCAGCGTCCCCAGTGGCGGGAAGACCGTGGCAGCATCGCCACACAGCGCGTGATAACCACACGCGATGATCTCTTTGGCTTCGGTTTCATCCGCCCCCGCGCTGTATGTGAACATGTTGTCGCCATCACTGATGAGGATGATGGCGCGTGCGTCTGAGTCCAAGTCGTAGCAACTGACAAGTTGTATCAGCAGGTTTGCGAAGTGGTTGCGTTGCTCTGACGGGCATTTGCCCAGCATATCAAGCGCCTTGCTCCACCGTGCTCTGGTGTGTTCATCCATGTAGTTTCTCCAGTAGTTTGTGTACGTCCGGCAGGTTGGTTTCGTTTACCACGATGGCACCGCCCCCGGCTTCTTGTATCCGTGCCAACTCCCGGTCTTGCAAGGCGGTGGTCTTGCCCTTGCCTGCCTTGCATTCGATGGCAAAGAACTTGCCATTATGACAACCCACGATGTCGGGTATACCCGCCCTACCGTAGCCGTTAGCAGGGGGCATGAAGTAGTACACACCCCACAAGTCCAGCATCTTTTTAACCTTTGCCTTGACGGCGGCTTCGGGTGTCATCGCCATTTTTCTTTCTCCTTCCAAGGTTGGGTGGCTTCGGGCAGTGCGGTGGGGGCACCACGACACACCATACAGCGGTCAGTTGGCTTTGCCCCCCACGTATCCACCGGTCAATGTAGGTGTCGGGCATATCGTGCAAGAGTGTGCGTGTGTTGTTGCGGTCGCGCCCCAAGGTGTCAGCGATATAAATAGCTGTCAGCCCATCGGCATGGGCACGCAGCAGCGCACGTACGGCTTTGACTGAACCTGTCCTCATGCTTTCCCCCTGCTGGCTATGGCCTTTGTGAACGTGCCAAAAAACTTAAAGGCCAGTAGCTTTTCTGCTCTTTCTTTGGCAGTGCTCTTGTTCTCAAGGTTGTACAGCTTGGACACCGGCTTGCCAGCAGCTTTGTTCTTCTCACGTATCTCAGTAACAATCTGACCAGCGGTCTGACCCGCATCGTTCTTGGCACGGAAGTACTGGTCTTGAGCAAAGATGCTTGGCTCGGTTCGTTCAGTCCAGTGAAACGGCGAGTCAACCCCGCAGCGTTTGCATTTCATTCAGTCTCCTTGTCTTCTTCAGGTTGTGGTGCTGGGCCAGCCAGTTGGCCCATCCTAAATCCAAGCTCATACGCAGCTTCGGCCACGTCGATTGCAGCAGGTGGTGCATTGCACACACGCAGCAGCGCCAGCAGTTCTTCTTTGGTGTTCATGTGTTCTTCTCCTTGAGTTTGGCTTCTGCAAATCTGTTGCACATCACCCATGCGTCCAACTCGGTAATGACCATAATTAGACGCCCCTCTGAGTCTTTATAGAAGGTTTCGTATATGCAGTTCTTTTCTACCCAGTCTTTGAATTCTCCGTACTTCATGTGTTACCCCTTGCTCGGATATTTTCTGCGGCAACCTCAAGGGCGGGTTTGCGTATGTCATCACAGCGATTTGCCATGTTGATACACACCTTCGCGCAAGCCTCACGTTCGGCCTCAACGGCACGTTGTATCTCAGCCTTAACGCTGGAGTTAGACCACAGTGACATCGGGCCAAGCTGGTCAATGACTTTCTGAATCGTGCATGTGCCTGCGGCTAGTTCACGCAGTGCCATTTCTTCTTCGTGTGTCATGGCTTCACCCCTGTCGTTGCGTTGCGGCTTTTGTATTCGCTCCATGCGTACCATTCACCGCCGTCTTTGATGTAGCACATACCTGTGCGGTACTGGGTAGCGCGGGCTGTGACTTGGCTGTAAGTGTTGCACTGCTTCTCTTCGTACACCTCAACCAGCCAGATAAGGCCAGCCACAGGTATGGCAAGCGCAGCCAAGCCAAAAATGATGGCAACAACTGTTGCTACAAAATCGTTCATTTGATTTCTCCTTGTTGCATGCGCTTCTTGATCTCGCGCTCGATGTACCAACGCGCTTTACGCAAGTCCTCGATGGCGTCAGCCTTGAGGTCAGCACGCCAGATATATTTGACAGCGTTGCCCAGACAGAAGCCCATGTGCTCGGTGATCTGGATGCACTCAACGCCACTGGGGTGCTCGGTGTAGTGCTTGGGGTGGTTTACTGGGTCATTCATAGTAGTGCGTCCTTGTATGGTTTGTTTTGAATTGCTTTGATTAACTCAGCGGATGCCCGCTTGAACGGGTCGTGAGTCAGCCAAAGTCTTAGGGCTTGCTCGTAGGTCATTTTGTCTTGCTCCTTGCACCTTTGGTTACGTTCCAATCGGTGTCGTAGTTGCGGTTTGAATATGCTAGAGCACTCATGGCTGTGCGCTTCTGTGAAGTGCGCAGCCGCCTGCGTTCGTTTTTGATTTCGTTGTCATACTCTGTGTTCACCGGCTCCTTGAGTACGTCGTACTTGGAGGCCGACAGTTTTTTGAGCAACTCAACATCACGATCACGCGGTTTGTCGAATAGCCATGTGCCAATCTTTGGTAGCCGCTGCGCTACAAACAACTTGACCCCCATCGAAGGCGGCGTGTAGCAGTTGTATGGTGAGCGCAGCAGTGGGCAATCAGATGGCAGCTTCTTGGTTATTGAATAGAACATACTCAACAGCCCCCGCATGGTGATACCGTCACGCCACGCCTTTATCAAGCAAGCGTCCCAGTACTCTTGGTCGGTGCTCATGTCAGCATCCTCCAGCCAAACATAAACGCAGACCACAGCAAGCCCAACGCCAAGCCCAGCAGGGCAGCACCGGCAAGCATCGCGGCAAAGGAGCCGAGCCAAACGATAAATTCGTTCATGTGCTTCATGTCAGCCCCCAAAGATTTTCTTGAGTTCGTCATACACCTCGCGGGCTTGGATGATGTTGAGTTCCGACAGGATTTGATGCGCGGATTTGACGACGGGTTTACCGTAAGGCATGGTCAGCAGGACATTCTCATGACTAGAACCTACCGCACCAACAGCGCCAATGCTCGTAACGCCGGTAATGGCGGTGCCAACGGTCTTCTCGTAGGGTGTGACTGTCAGCGTGCCGCTGTTGCTCAGCGCGGTTACCGTCTTGTTCTGGTCGATAGCCTTGTCAATCTTATCGCGTAGCTTTTCGCCAAGGGTCAAGGTCTTAACAATCCTGCGTGCTGCGGTCATCTTCTGCTTACGTGCCTTCTTAACTTTCGTTGAGGTCATTCCCTTGTGTGAATCGCCTCTGGTGAATAGACCTTTGTTTACTTTGTACATCATGTCCACCGCCATGAACTGTGCGATGAGTGACGATGTTGAGGACTCTTTACAGCCAAGTGCGGCTAAGCGTTTCATGGCCTCCATGCGGGTGATGCCGGGGTTGTCACGCACCATGTTGAACGTGACTTCTGTCACTGTCTTTGGCTCTTCTTGAGGGGTCTGTTGTGTCTGTTGTGTCTGTTGCATTTGTTTCTCCTGTATCTGTTGGTGAGGTTCGTCGTCTGCGGCCCATTCGTTTGCGGCTTGCTGAAGTGCCGAGGTCAAAGCGGTGCGAAGGTCAGGCATTTTCTTTCTCCTTGGGGTTACAAAAGTTATAGCTCTTGGCAAACAGCCATTTGTCGCCTAGCCGGTGCACTGAACGTGCCCATTGCAAGACGTTGTGTCGCTGTGTACTGAGAGGGATGGGGAAGGCATTAGCGGCGCAGAGATAGTTACGCCTAGCCATTGAAAGCAATTTAGTGTTCATGTTTTTTCTCCTTGGGGAGGCCATTATTTGTCCAAGGTTTTACGCTTGTCAATAGCCCCCCGATAAAAAAGATGTTGATAGGGAAATGCCTACGGCCTCCACCAATACAGGTCGAGCACCAGCACCACTACGCCCAGCAGGAATACCCCCCGCTCGACGCGCTGCCACAGTGTGTGGTTAAGTTGATTTTCGGTCTGCTTCATTTGCTTTCTCCTCTGCAATGCGGTCGAACTCGGCATCGACCATCTCCTCTGCTACGCGTGACATCTCATGCTCAACAGCATCGAAGTCATCGTCCACGTTCTCCATGAACCAGCGTTTGATTTGTCCCATGTCCATTTGCTTCTCCTAGTTAAGTTAAAGGTGAGGGGGATAAGTAGATTACACGCCCCCTCGGTCGTGCTAAAGGAACGGATGGTGAGGTTATATCCACTCGCTGGGGCTAGCGCTCCCCGCCATCCCACAACACAGGGTCGCATCTACTGGGCTTGTCTGCGTCGTGTCAGAGTTCATTGGCTAACCCCGAATTCATTACGCTGTGACTAAGTTCAGCGCCTTGTTCTTGAGTGCATCGCCCGGCCCCCACAATGCAGAGGCTTGGCGGTTCTCGTCGCTACGTGCACGCACATGGTGGTCAGCATACTCTGTGACAGCGTTGAGCCAGCCCCATGCGGTGTCGTGTGCCGTCTCGAAGTTGCTACCCTTACCTGCCCCATCGAACAGCGACATGATGCGCGTGAACCCAGCCGAGGCACGGGCCACCTCTTCGTTGGATTTCATGAGCAGCTTGACCGTCAACTCCTCTGCTGCCTCGTGGTCAACCTTGATTTGCGCCAAGTTACGAGCCATCAGCATGAACGCACCGAACTCTGCATTGGCCGCCTCAACAGCAGCCTTGGCATCATCAGGCTTGAACTCTGTGCGATGCGTTGCCTTGTAGGTGGCCTCGCCTTTACGTGCCAGCGTTAGCGTGTTGTTGCACACCGTGCGCACTGTTGTCCATCGGCACTCAGTCGAGAGCGAACCGTCAGCAGACGTAGAGAGCAGCGCATAGGGCACCACCTTGTCACGCCCACCGTCAAGGGACACAGCATCAGCCAGCTTAGCCGTAGCGAAGTAACGCTTGCCCCCGAACAGGACACCTGCGCTCTCGATGGTCAGCCCGCCTTGCTCTGCCCACTCACGGAAGAACTCCAACACATCCGATGGCTGCACCACCTTGTAGCCATCCGACACCACACCCAACGCAGCGCCTGTATCTGAGCGAAACAGTACGTGCTTGTCGTCGATGGTTTTGAATTGGCTAGGGTGCGTGAGGTCACGCTCAGTTGCGTAGCGGATGACGCTGCGCTGGATACGGTAGTCCATACCCGCTTGCTTCTGCCAGTCCTCGATGGTTGCGCCAGCTACCATCAGTTGGCCGAGGCCGTGCCACTCACGCTGAGTAGATGCGTATTGAGCGATGCCATTGTTAAAGCTAATTTCATGTGACATTTGATTTCTCCTTCAGTTGCGAAAAGTAAATTACCACTGAACCGCAGTGGCCACGGATTCTAATTAGACCTCGCAGTGCGTTGCGTCAAACAACGATGCGAGGATGGTGTCTACCCCATAGGTATCTGACCAGAGCATAGCGTCTGCTAGTAGCTGCGGCGTGAGGTCTTTCTTGCTGATGAACCTGCGCGCAAGGTCTGGGTCTTCAGGATACACAGACTCACACATGAGGTCAATCAGGAAGTCTTTGTAGCCACCCTGCGCATCATAGATAGCCTCGCGTAGCGTGATGCGGTCGTACTCATCGTCGGATGGGTCAAACGCATAGTTAACATTGCTTGTCCATGACTTGTCTTGCCAGCCCATATCCCATGTCTTGTCGTCGTGAGACGCGGTGTCCCACGAACCCCATGACTTGTGCCACTTGCTCTCGTGCACCGTTGGGTCACGGTCGGTAGGCAGGTTGTCCCAGTCAATGAGCAGGCAGCGGTTGGCTAGTTGCTGCAAGTGGATGATGTCGAGCTTCTCGTTGACCGTGTGCTCTGAGTAGTAACCCACGCTGATGTTGGTGCACTCGGGGATGTGGTCAGTGAACTCTGCGGTATCCGTGTACACACCTGTGTCGTCGGGCATATACATGAGCGTCATGTCCTCGTTAAGCTGGTCGGCCAGCGCCTGCGCAAACTTGTCGGAGCAGCAGCGGCCATACCCTTGGTGAGTAATCACACTGTCGATACCACGACGGTCGAACGCAATGGCACGGTCGAACTCTTTGAGTAGCTTCTTCTTGTGCTCGGCAACGTGCGTAGCACCGATGCCACCACACTCCTCGCCCTGCGTGAAGATGTAATAGGCGGGCACACCGTAGTGCAGCAAGTGCATGAGCATGGCAACACCGGCACCGTCATCGGCACCGAGAGGCGCGTCAGCATGGGCATACCATATGCTGTTGGTCTTGCGTATCTTGTTGGGGCCAGTGACACGGTGCACTGTGTCTACGTGCGCAACGAACAGCGTTCGATTGTGCTTGCCTTGTCGTGCATCGATATGTACGTTACCCGCAGCGTCGATGTGTGGCTTGCCGAGATGCTTGGGCGTGTTGTTGGTAAGCCAAGCGGTTAGCTCTTGCGTACCGGTGGAGTTATGCGGGCGCTTGATGGACAAGGCACGCGCAAGGGTTTTGTAAAGCATTGAATGTTTGTTCATTTGATTTCTCCTAATTAGGCAACTTCAGCTTGCTCGGGTGCGAAGTCAGGGTGGTACTTGGCGGTGACGATGATGGGTGCTTGGTCGATGTCGTTGTGGTACCAGTTGCCACTGCCTGCACACTTCCAACACTCATCACTGAGCGCATACCTACCGTCGTGCAACTCGACACACTCGTCCTCGAGCGCATACCTACCGTCGTACATTTCTACACACTCGTCACGCAGTCGGTACTCACACTCGTAGTCAACTACGATGCGCTCGTCGTCGAGGTGGTACCAGTCACCGTTAATCTCGACAGCGTCGTCCTCCTTCTCATACTCACCGTTCTCTAGCTCAACGATGCTGTTGGTGGACAGGTAGTTGACGTCGTAGTGCGCATCTTGAGACTGGACGTAAACAACGTCATCGTCATGGATGTAACGCTCCCGCCCGTTGCGGGATATGACGCTTGTGTAGCTGTTCTCCATGCAGTTGTGACACACGCATCGGTCTTCGTAAGCACCCACGTATGAGTACTCGTCTTCGTCGACCATCTCACCGCAGTCCTCGCACTCGACCTTGTCGTTGCCATCACTGACATAGCCTTGCGTCTCGTTGAAGCTGTACTCACCACGCTCCTCGATGAACAGGTGGTCGCCGCCATCGCTCACGTCCTGCATATCACCGTCGAGGTACGGTGCAAGGAAGCCACACTCAGCGGGAATCTTGGCAATCTTCTGCCCCTCGACATACCCACTCTCGTGCTTGTAGTCTTGACCCTTGAGCCACGCCTCAAGCATCTCGTCGCTATAGCTGTAACTGTCGCCCTTCTTGAACGAGCGCACCCAGTACTTGCCGTCGTCGTTGCTGATACACAGAGCACGACCGACAATCTCATCACCGTCCTTGCGAACAGCCATGTGCCAGCCATACTTGGGGGCATACACCGCATACGGATGCCGCCTGATACCGTCGTCGCAGTTGACACCGCCACGGTTGCTCCACTTCATACATGAGTGCGGGCCGTTGTTGACAACGTTCACCATCTCGTCGACTGTGTGTACGAAATACATCTCGCCTTTGCAAGTATGACGCGCAACGATGTCGCGTATCTCGTGGTCGGGCAGGTCGAAGTGACGCATCAAGTATTTACCGATGGTAGTCACCGTCTGCTTATCGGCCTCGCCTGCACGCTCATCACGTGTGTAAGCGATGCGATTGACGTCTGTCTCCGCCTTGTGTGGATACTCAAGCACCAGCAGTTGCCAGTTAAGAGGACGGGTCAGAATGACTGCATCCCATACAGCCTGATGAAACTCGAAGCGATGGGCAAGATTGCGGAACCATTCGCGTGGCTTGCACCGATAAGACCACTGGTAGGTCTTTGGGTCACGCATCTCAACACCATGTTTGAGGATGCGGATGGCATTGCGCATGATTTCGCGCATAACGTCGTTGTCATAGTTGCTCATTTGTTTTCTCCTAAGTTGCTAGTGTCGGGCTTGAACGCCGCCCGACAGGGCGTTGTGGGACAGTGCGTCCCACTCATTCATCGCTGCTCTCTGTCAGCTTGTTGGCTATCGTGTTGATGACGATGTGCAGTGCGGTGTAGGCACTGATGCGGTCACGTGGTGCGATGCCCCTGTCGATGAGGTGGTAGGCATCTTTGAACGCTTGCTCGAGGTCTGTGCCTCGGTCTGCGAACAGGCTGTTGCGTAGCTGTTGGGCTAAGTGTTTGTTGTTCATTTGCTTTCTCCTTCGGTTTCTTCCTCGGTCTTGTTGCTCAGTGTCACGCCATAAAGCAGGTCGTCCATCATTTGCTCAACGGCAAAGCGGGTGTCCTCGATAAGGTCTGCGACGTACTCGGGCGGGTGGTTTTCTGCCATTTCCCAAATACATATTTCGTCGTTGTCATCTTTCAAAAGTAATGCAAGCACTTGTTTGTAGCTAACATCCTCGGGGTAGCCAGATAGCCACTGATTTAATGCAAACCGTTCACTGTGTTTCATGTTGTTTCTCCTTCGGTTAGTTGTTTGAGCACAAGCACTGAGTGGTAGACGTGCCTCGTTGGGTCGCCGCCCATCACTACGTATGTCTCGTAGTGCTCCTGCTCTTCGGCAAGGTAATAGAGCACCTTCTTGAGTGCGTCCAGTTGTTCGTCGTTCATTTGCTTTCTCCTTCGGGTGTGTATGCGGGGCAACGAGCGGCAAGGCTGCGACACCGCTGGTCTGCCTTGACGTTCTCCTCGGTATTTTTGGACGTTGGTGCGACCTCCATGTCATACACTGGGCACTCAAGCGCGGGGTTGTAACCCCAAGTGTGTCGGGAGTAGTTGCAGTTTCTGCAAGATTTCATTTGCTTTCTCCTAGTTTCAGGTGCCGACCGTTTGAAGGTAGTACCGGCATGGTGGTCGGCGTAGCCATGCTCGATACTCAAAAGAAAACTGCACGGCGTAGCCATGCTCGATACGTAAGTGGGACACGCTGTCCCGCCTAAACAGAAGATGTTGATAGGGAATTACTCCCCCTCTTGTTTCAATAGCCCGTGCCATGTTTGGGGTAAGGCTGCGTTGTCACGTTTGCGGTGTAGGATGGTCTGCGCTTGCTTGATGCGTTGCATCTTGGCTTCGAATGAGCGTTGTGCCCCCTCCACGTCTTCCTGTGTGGTTGGCGATAGCTCTCTGTCGGTCTGCAACATATCGTAGGCAACTTGCAGGGTTGCGTACTCGTTAGCCATTGCGTCTTCTAATAGGCGGCGTCGTGACCTTGCGCTTGCCTTGGGCACGATGCGCTGGAAGGGGGCTTTGACCTTGGATTGCTTGCGGTATGGCACAGCCTCGAACAGGGCGGTTACTCGGTCTTTGACCTTCTCAGGTACCCAGTCAGTCCAATGCTCAACCCTCGTCACGTAGCGGCACTTGCCTTCTTCCTGTTCCTTGCGCAGTACCTGCAAGGGCGTGTCGTTGGGGTTGCACTCAACCAGCGTGTCGAACTGCTCGATTAGCTTGCGCATGACTACCATGTACGCTTCATATGCGTCGCGCCTTGTGGTGTCCGTCTCGTCCAGCGTGTCGCCCCTGATTTCCTTGCGCTTGATGTACTCCAAGGATGAGCGGGTTGTTTCCATCTCCTGCTTGAGTGGGGTGCGCAGGTATCGCCAGTAAGCGACAGCACGGAAGTGTTTGATGCGCTGGCCTTTGAGCATTGCTCGTTCTCTGCGTACTTCTTCAATGACTTCCTCAATGCGACCCGCGCTGTATTGCAGGGCTTGAAGGGTCTTGCGTATCTCGTCGAGCGTGTAATGCTTGAACCCCGAAGGGGGTATGCGTGGTCTTACCATTGGTTTCTCCTGTGGTTGAAGGTGGGACACGGTGTCCCGTTAAAGTATACAAGGTTCACGGAATCTTTTTTTGTCCTCGATAATCTTTTTGTGTCCACACAATATCGAAGGTGCCCTGTTTGCGAGGACATGGCGAAGCCGCATGAATACTGGGTTTGCGCACTTTGTGTACTGCTATATGCTGTTTGTGGAATGTGCAAAGGGGAAAACACCATAAGCTCATTGTGCTTCGCCGGAAACACAGACACATAGAGAGAGATATATATTATATTATTTAATAAATATAAATATATTATAGAGAGGGCCAAAAGCGGCATCGCTAGCATCCATGCGGGGTTGCGCGGGGTTGGGGTGCGCACGACCTTCGATAATGTGTGGACAGTAAAAACACGTGTCACAGAATCTTATTTTTTGCTTCAGAATCTTATGAGTGGGACATCGCGTCCCACTTTTCCTCATCGAAACATCCGCAACTGTTTCGATTCGCTCTTGATGGTTTCCCATTCCTGCATTGATTCCTTAACTTGCTGCTGGCGCAGCTTGGCTTTGCGTTGCTCGAGTGCGCGGGCATCGCGTTTGGCTTCCTCTGCTTGCTTGGCAAAGACCTTGCGCAGTTCGCGCAGTTGTTGCAGGTTGTGTTGCTTGATGCTGTACATGGTGAACTCCAAAAGAAAAGCCGCACAGTGGCGGCGGGTTAGGGGAATAGACAAGGTTTTGCATCGCAGGGCAAGCCCTTACGCTCGACTCCTGCGAAAAACTCGAACAAGTGAGACACGCTGTCCCAGCAATCAGGCGGCGAAAGCCAGAGCCAAGGCAGTCGAAGCCAACGACTTAGCCTTCTTGTACTCGTTGCACAAGGCAGCCAGCTTCTCGGCAGCCTTCAGAATCTCAGCGGGCACTGCGACTTCCTCTTTGCGTGCTGATGACTTGCCCATGATGTCGTTAATGAGGCGGTTGGTGTATCGCTTCGCAGCGCAGTCGCTGTCTGTCCACTTGCCGTCGACGTATTCCGCACCGTAACGCTTGGCAGCACGAGGCGCAACGTAGTCTTTCACCGTGTCACGGTCAGCGCCCTTGAGTAGGCGTTGCAACTCTGCGACCTTCTCGCCGTATGTGTCACCGGCTTTGAAAGCACCGTCGATAGCGTTGTTGATGAGAGTGGTATTGAATGTAGCCATGATGAACTCCTAGTAAGTGAGACAACGTGTCCCGATATCGATTGAAGCCAATCCCCAACCGATGTCTCTATTGTACCAAAGGGGGTAGTGTAGCCATAGGTGATTGAATATCCGGCGGCTCTTGACCCCACTACTACCCCACCCCCCAAAGCTCTGAAGGGACTCCTGCGTCATGACATGAACACTATTCCACACCAACGCTGCACATTTCCCCGCAACTCAACCCCAGAACACCCCCCGGTATGTCGCCTTTTTCAGAACCCCCACCCCCTATAAAAATGACCAGCCCCACAATGTCAAACATTTGACAAGCCCAATGAAAAAAAGCCCCCGGGTATTCGCCGAGGGCTGAATGAGGGTTTGATCCTCAAGGAGAAAGCAAATGCCGAAAGCAACTTGCGACACTGCGGGACAAAGTGTACACTAGCTCAACCGAGGCCACAAGCTCACTTGGAGGCACCTGCGCACATGTTGGAACATTTAATCTCTGCCGATTTGAATCCGGTTGTCTTTATGGACACGCCAGATGATTTCTTGCCGCTTGAAAATGCCGACCCCAGCCAAACCATTGACGCCAAAGTACAAACGGCAGATTGGTTAAAAGATTTGGGATTGGATGACGACCAAGCCAAAGCAGACGCCACAGCACAAACAGCCCGCGCTGCCTTTGCGGCGCTCACGACCGGCTCTACCCCCGCTTCCATCCAGCAATCCCTGACTAATATCAAAACGCCTGCGGCAGTGCAGCACCTTGTGGGGATGTTGACCGCCTATGACTGGGAGTTTGTCGAGCAGGCCAAGGGGTTGCGGGGGTATGCGGTCGCCAAAATACTCGAAGATTGTGAGAATCCGAACCCCAATATCAGGCTAAAAGCCTTGGGGCTGCTGGGTAAAGTCACGGAAGTTGGCTTATTCACCGAGAAAATCGAGGTCAAAAAGGTCGATTCGTCAGCCGAAGAACTCGAAGAGCGCATCCGCCAGCGCCTGTCCAAGTATTTACCGCCGGTTGTCGAGATTGAAACCGTGCAGGTTAAAGAAATACCCACGCCAACAGACGATGCAAGCCCGACCTGATTTATCCCCGGAGCGTATAACGCAGCTTTTGGCGGCGTTACCTAATATGCCTGTGGCTGAAAAGGCGGCATTGCTGGACGAATTGGACGCGTTGGAAGAAAAGCGCCAGATCAAACTGTGCCACGATGACTTTTTGGAGTTCTGCGCGTACGTGTACCCGGACTGGAAGGAAGGCCCGCACCACCGCCACCTCAAACCGATCCTGCACACGGCGGTCAAAGAGGAAGATAGCCGCATCACCGTGTCCATGCCGCCACGTTTCGGTAAGTCTGAGACGATTGCGTACCTCTTCGTCGCGTGGTATCTCGGTCATAACCCAACGCACCACATCATCATGGTGACGCACACCGCATCACTGTCGGCAACCTTTGGTCGCAAGATACGAAACCTCATCGACGGGCCGAAATACCAGTCGATCTTCCCCAAAACGCAGGTGTCCAAGGACAAAAGTGCGGCGGATGATTGGACGACGACCGAGGGTGGGAAGTATTTTGCGATTGGTATTGGCGCTAACGTGGCCGGGCACGGTGCACACTTGCTGATTGCTGACGACTTGGTGTCTGAGCAGGCGCTGGTGGCTAACCCGGACGTGGTGTTCGAGAACGCGTGGCAGTACATGCAGGTCGGCCCCTTGCAGCGTCTCATGCCGGGCGGTCGGATCGTGATGATTGGTACGCGTTGGGGTAAAAAAGACCCAATTGGCCGTGCGCTGGCGTGGGCGGAGAGCAATCCCGAGAGTCCGCAGTGGAACGAGATCCGGTTTCCGGCGATTTTGCCGTCTGGCAAGAGTCTTTGGCCGGAGCAGTGGCCCATCGACAAGCTCGAATCCAAACGTGCCAGCATGTTCCCGCAGTTCTGGGCGGCGCAGTACATGCAAGAACCCACTTCTGAGGAAGGTGCCATCGTTAAACGCGAGTGGTGGCAGCCTTGGGAGGAAGAAGATGCGCCAGAATGTGAATATATCATCATGGTGCTGGACGCGGCGGCTGAAATGAACACCCGTGCTGACTTTACAGCCCTCTTAACGTGGGGCGTGTTCCGTCATGACCGTCTTACCAAGGGTTTACCCCATATTATTCTGCTCAATGCCATCAATGTACGCGTGGAGTTCCCTGAGTTGAAGGACTTGGCGCTCAAAGAGTACGAAGAATGGGAGCCAGATGCGTTTGTGGTGGAGAAAAAGTCCAGCGGTACACCGTTGTTCCAAGAATTGCGCTCTTTGGGCATCCCGGTGTCTGAATTCACGCCACACAGGGGTACTGGTGACAAATATGCACGTCTTTCTGCCATTGCAGATATTTTCAGATCGGGTATGGTCTGGTATCCTGCTGGACGACGCTGGGCGCAAGAAGTGATTGACCAAGTTGCGGAGTTTCCTAACGGCGAACACGACGATATGGTGGACTGCACTTCGATGGCAATGGCCAGATATCGCAGCGGCGGGTTTATCAGGCTCGGCAGTGACTATACGGACAATGAATACTTCCGCCCCCGCAAGGCGGCGTACTACTAAGGATTGAAAATGGCAGCTTCAGACATGGTTCCTGCAATCGGTGGTGCACCGCTTGGCTTGACAGATTTGGAAGACATCGTTCGGGACGACACCCCTGCCATCGAGATTGAAATCGAGAATCCTGAAGGTGTGCACATTGGTCTGGACGGCATGGAGATTGACCTGATGCCCGACAGCGAGAAGGGCGACATCCCGTTCGACGCCAACTTGGCCGAGCACATGGATGAAGGCGAGTTGATGAAGATCGCGGGCGATTTGACCGAACTGATCGAGGCGGATATCTCCTCACGCAAGGATTGGGTCGAGACATACGTCAAGGGTTTGGAAGTTTTGGGCATGCGGTACGAAGAGCGTACTGAGCCGTGGGATGGTGCTTGCGGTGTGTTCAGCACCCTGCTGACAGAAGCCGCTGTGCGCTTCCAGTCTGAAACCATCATCGAAACATTCCCGGCAGCCGGGCCAGTCAAGACCGAAATCGTCGGTGCCATTGACAAGATCAAGGAAGAGGCGGCCAACCGCGTGCGCGACGACATGAACTGGCGTCTGACCGAGCAGATGCCTGAGTACCGCACAGAGCACGAGCGAATGTTGTTCAACTTGGGCCTTGCCGGGTGTGCCTTCAAGAAGGTGTACTTTGACCCCAGTAAGAATCGCCAAGTGTCGATGTTCATCCCCGCTGAAGACGTGATCCTGCCGTACGGCTGTTCAGGTGTTCGCAATGCCGAGCGTGCTACGCACACTATGCGCAAGACCGAGAATGACATCAAGAAGCTGCAAGTCAGTGGCTTCTACCGTGATGTTGATCTTGGCGAACCACAGACGTTTTTTAGCGACATTGAGAAGAAAAAGGCTGAAGACCAAGGGTATACCCTTACCGACGATAATCGGTATCAGTTGTTTGAAACAGCGGTTGAGTACGACTTGCCGGGGTATGAGGACGAGGACGGCATCGCGCTGCCTTACGTCATCACCATCGACCGAGGCACTAACAAGGTGCTTTCGATCTACCGAAATTGGGCGGAAGACGACGAGACACGCTCAAAAAGGGATCATTTTGTTCAGTACGATTACATTACTGGCTTTGGCGCTTATGGTATTGGTTACATTCATCTGATCGGTGGATACGCCCGTGCTGGCACTGCCATCATTCGCCAGTTGGTCGATGCGGGTACGCTGAGTAACCTGCCGGGCGGTTTGAAAGCCCGTGGCCTGCGCATCAAGGGTGACGACACCCCCATCGCTCCGGGCGAGTTCCGCGACGTGGATGTGCCAAGCGGGGCAGTGCGCGACAACATCATGCCGCTGCCGTACAAAGAGCCGTCACAGGTCTTGGCAGGTCTGCTCCAGCGCATCACGGACGAAGCACGCCGTCTGGGTTCCATCGCTGACATGAACGTCAGCGACATGAGCGCCAATGCCCCTGTCGGTACTACCCTCGCCTTGCTCGAGCGTCAACTGAAGACCATGAGTGCAGTGCAGGCCCGCGTGCACTACTCGATGAAGCAGGAGTTCAAGCTCCTCAAGGACATCATCCGTGACCACGCGCCTGAAGATTACGCATACCAGCCCGTAACTGGCGACCGTCAGGCCAAGCAGGCGGACTATGACATGGTGGACGTGATCCCCGTGTCCGACCCCAACAGCAGCACGATGGCTCAGCGCATCATGCAGTACCAAGCTGTGATTCAGCTTGCGCAGGGTGCCCCACAGATTTACGACTTGCCGTTGCTGCACCGTCAGATGATTGAGGTGCTGGGTGTGAAGAACGCCGAGAAGCTGGTGCCCATCGACGAGGACATGAAGCCACGCGATCCGGTCAGCGAGAACATGGCGTTCCTGACTGGCAAGCCGACCAAGGCGTTTATTTCCCAAGACCACGACGCGCACATCGCTGTGCACATGTCCATGCTGCAAGACCCCGCAGTTATGGGTCAGCTTGGTCAGAACCCAATGGCGCAGCAGATGCAGGCGGCCATCATGGCGCACGTTGCAGAACATATTGCGTTCCAGTACCGCGCACAGATCCAAGAACGTCTGGGCGCTACGCTGCCAGCCCCTGACCAAGATTTGCCAGAGCAGGTCGAGGTGCAATTGTCCAAACTGGTGGCGCAGGCTTCGACGCAGTTGCTGATGATGCACAAAGGTCAGGCGGCACAGGCCCAAGCCCAGCAGCAAATGCAGGATCCGATCATTCAGATGCAGCAGCAAGAGTTGCAGATCAAAGCACAGGACGTGCAGATCAAAGCCCAGAAAGTTCAGGGCGATCTGGCAATCAAGCAGGCCGAGTTGCAGCTTAAAGCTCAGCAAGCTCAAGGTCAGCAAGGCGAAGATCCCGCGATGGTTGCGCAACGCCATCAGCATGAACTCATGGCCATGCAGCAGAAACATGAGCAGGAAATGGCGATGGCCCGCCAGAAACTCATGATGGAAACACAGCAGCACCAGCAGGGGCTGTACCAGAAAGATCAGGCGCATCAGCAAAACCTAGCGCACCAGCGTGCACAAGCCGCTGCCCGGGTAGCCCTGATGCAAAATCAAACGAAGCCGACTGCGAAACCGTCGGGTGGTAAAGGAGAGTAATGGACGACCAAATACTGGACATCCTCAGTCGCAAGATTGAGGAACAGATAGCAAGTCATTCTCAGGCTTTGGTGCAAGGCGTCAGTAAAGACTACGCCGAGTACCGAGAGTTGTGCGGAGTTATCCGGGGTCTGCAAACCGCACAACGTGAAACTGCTGACCTCGTGCGTAAACTGAAAGATAATGACGATGACTAACTTTGATGTTCAGGCAGTCGATTTGTCTGGCATTCTTAACCGCGACACGGAAGAGAAAGCCAAGCAAGTACCCGACCCAGCCACTTTCCACCTCCTGTGCGTTCTGCCGGATGTTGACGATGAGTATGAGAGCGGCTTGATTAAAGCAAGCCAAACCATGCACTTTGAAGAAATACTGTCCCCAGTACTCTTCGTCGTCAAGATGGGGCCGGATGCTTACAAAGACGCGACTCGTTTCCCGTCTGGCCCTTCCTGCAAGGTGGGCGACTTTGTGTTGGTGCGACCAAACACCGGCACACGCCTCAAGATTCACGGCAAAGAGTTCCGCATCATCAATGATGATTCGGTCGAAGCTGTGGTTCAAGACCCTCGTGGCATTAAGCGTGCATAAGGAGTAAATCATGGCCGATATGGAAAAAGTCGAGTTTGAATTTCCAGACAGCAAAGATGTGGCTGAAGAAAAAGCCAATTCAATGCTTGCGGAAGACAAAGACACCGATATTGAAATCGTTGACGATACCCCCGAGCAGGATCGCAACCGTAAACCGATGGTGGAGCCGCCTGCGGAACCCACTGAGGATGAGTTAGCGACGTATTCGGAGAGCGTGCGTCAGCGGTTTAAGCACTTCACCAAGGGCTACCACGAGGAACGCCGTGCCAAGGAAGCCGCGCAGCGGGAGAAAGAAGAGGCTTTACGCCTTGCCCAAGCCGTTGTCGAAGAGAACAAAAAGCTTAAGGGTTCTTTGTCGCAAGGCCAAGCCGCGCTGCTTGAGCAGGCTAAAAAGGTGGTGGCAAATGAAGTCAGTCAGGCTGCGGCTAAATACAAAGCTGCGCTTGAGGCTTTTGATACTGAAGCCACTGTTGCGGCTCAGCAAGAGTTATTGGCGGCACAGATTAAAGCTGACCGCGTAAATAATTTCAAACCAGCCCCTTTACAGGAAGAAAAAGTTCCTGTACAAACGCAACAAGTGCAGCAACCTGCACCGCAAATCGACGGTAAATTGCAATCTTGGATTGACCGTAATTCGTGGTGGGGGGTTAACAAGCGCATGACGGCTTACGCTCTTGGCCTTCATGATGACTTGGAGGCTGAAGGAATTCCGGCAGGCAGCGACGAATACTATAAACGTATCGACGCAGACCTGAAAGACAGATTCCCAGACCAGCTTGGAGGGAGGGAATCCGCTGATGCGCCTACTCAGCGAACCAAATCCAGCAATGTTGTAGCTCCTGCTACGCGTAGCACAGCGCCCAAAAAGATCGTGCTTACGCAGTCACAGGTTGCAGTCGCCAAGCGGCTTGGTGTTCCACTGGAACTCTATGCTCGTAAGGTTGCGGAAGAAATGAGGAAATGAACATGGATCAAACTACCGACGCACGCGCTCCGCGCGCTACAAAATCACGCGATGCTTCCGAGCGTCCAAAAAAATGGATGCCCGCCCAGCTTTTGCCTGATCCGACTCCCGAGCCGGGTTATGCTTTTCGCTGGATTCGCATTGCCATGATGGGTAAGGATGATCCTACGAACATTTCCGGCAAATTACGTGAAGGCTGGGAACCTGTGAAGGCGTCAGACCACCCCGAAATTCGCATGTTTGGCTCGACCAATGGTCGATTCCCTGACTCGATTGAGGTTGGTGGATTGCTTCTTTGCAAAACCCCGGTGGAATTTACCGAACAGCGTGACGATTACTACCGCACACAAGCAAGTAATCAGATGCAGTCGGTGGATAACACCTACATGCGCGAAAATGATCCTCGTATGCCGCTTTTCAAAGAGCGTTCATCGAAGGTTACTTTCGGTAAAGGTACTTAATTTTTAGGAGCTAAACATGGCTTACCCCACCGTTAGCGCCCCCTATGGCCTGAAACCGATCAATCGTATTGACGGCATGGCTTATGCGGGTGCAATTCGCCAGATCCCTATGGCTTCTGGCTACACAGCTTGCTTTTTTGGCGACACTGTGAAAATCGTAAACGGCTCTCTTGACAAAGATGCCGGTACCACTGCGGCCACCCCTTGCGGCGTGTTCGTTGGCGGTTCTTACGTTAACTCTTTGGGCCAGACTGTGTACGCACAGAACCTGCCCGCTGGCGCTACTAACCCCATCGGTTACGTAGTTGATGACCCAATGGCCCTGTTCAAAGTGGCTGTTGTGTCCGGTACCACCGTGATCGCAAGCGTGAGCCGCGACGTGGTTGGTTCCAATATGGCTTTGGTGCAAAACGCCGGTAACACCACCACTGGTGATTCCGCTGTTGCCGTGCTGTCTACCAGCACCAACACCACTGCCAGCCTGCCAATCCGCGTGATTGACGTTGTGCCCGATACCGCCACTGGTACCGATGCGTATGTGGAACTGTTGGTGAAAATCAACACCCACCAATACAACAACACCACTGGTGTTTAAGGAGTAACAAATGGCTATTTCACGCGCACAACTGCTCAAGGAATTGCTCCCCGGCTTGAACGCCTTGTTCGGCCTTGAGTACGCCAAATACGGCGAAGAGCACAAAGAAATCTACGAAACCGAAACCTCGGAGCGTAGCTTTGAAGAGGAAACCAAACTGTCTGGTTTCTCTGCTGCACCGGTCAAAAACGAGGGTTCTGCCGTCGCTTATGACAATGCACAGGAAGCATGGACTGCACGTTACACCCACGAAACCATTGCGATGGGCTTCTCCATCACTGAGGAAGCTGTGGAAGATAACTTGTACGACAGCCTCTCCAGCCGCTACACCAAGGCTTTGGCCCGTGGTATGGCTTATACCAAGCAGGTTAAAGCTGCCTATGTACTGAACAACGCCTTCACTGGCGGCCCCACCTACGGTGACGGTCAAGTTCTGTGCTCGACAGCCCACCCCCTGATCTCTGGTGGCACCAACAGCAACCGCCCCGCTACCGGCGCTGACCTGAATGAAACTTCGTTGGAAAACGCTGTGATTCAGATCGCTGCTTGGACTGATGAGCGCGGCTTGCTGATCGCTGCTAAGCCCAAGAAACTCGTGGTTCCCCCAAGCCTGATGTTCGTTGCTACCCGTCTGCTCGAAACCGAGTTGCGCGTTGGCACCAACGACAATGACATCAACGCTTTGAAGAACAACGGTTCGATTGCAGAAGGTTACACCGTTAACCACTTCTTGACCGACCCGAACGCTTGGTTCTTGATTACCGACGTGCCTAACGGTCTGAAGCACTTCGTTCGTACCCCGCTGCAAAACAGCATGGACGGCGACTTCGACACCGGTAACGTGCGTTACAAGGCCCGTGAGCGTTATTCGTTCGGCGTGTCTGACCCACTGGGCATCTTCGGTTCGCCCGGTTCGTCTTGATAGACTAAAAAAGGGGCCTTGCGCCCCTTTTTTATTTGGGTTATATTCTTTTCAAGCCCGGGAATTCCGGTGCATCAAACTGACCCGGCAGACGACGTACCGATTGATGCACTGATCTTGTACGTAAGGACAATTTAATCATGGCACTCTCAACCACCCAGAGTATTTGGCGTTCGGGCGGCGGCGATCAGACTCGCACCGCTTACTGTGGCTCCGGCGTTATGGCTGCTCAGTTCTACATTGCTGACGCCTCTGTTGCTACCGCAACCAACGTAACCGTTTCTTCCGCTGCTGGCGCTCCCGCACTTATTCTGCCCGCTGGCGCAGTTGTGCTGTCCGTGGCAATCAATGACGCAGGCGCTGGCTCTGTTGATATTGGTACTCGCAACTACGGCACCGGTTCCGTGACTGGCGCAGCTATCGCCAACAACATTTCTGTGGCTGCTACTGGCGTTGTGACCAGCGGCCTGACTCTGAGCCCTATCGCTGCACTAAGCTACGTGACTGTGACCATCGACACTTCTGGTTCCGGCACTGTTGGCGGTTACATCACTTACTTCGTCGCAGACCCGCTGGTTGGCCAGCAGAACGACTGATTAGGAGCATCACACCATGATGCAAACCGACGTTAAATCAGCGCATACCGGTGGTGCTCAAACCAATCAGGCGCTCGTTTCGGGTCGAGTGCGTCTCAAGTCTGTAATCATCACTGGCGGCGCGACCGCCGGTATGGCTAGATTCTTGGACGCCTCGGGCGGCAACATCTTGTTGGAACTGGATACGGGTTCAAACTCGAACATGACCAACGTGATTTTGCCGGGCGAAGGTATCTTGTTCCCTAACGGAATTTGGTACACCGCCGTCGCAACAGCGCCTACTGGAATCACCGTTTGCTATGGCTAAGTCTCCAGCATGGCAGCGCAAGGAAGGCAAGAACCCCAATGGTGGGTTGAATGCCAAGGGCCGCGCTTCTGCCAAAAAGCAGGGGATGAACTTGAAGCCCCCTCAACCCGAGGGCGGCTCAAGGAAAGATTCTTTCTGCGCCCGAATGGAGGGCATGAAGAAAAAGCTGACCGGCGAGAAGGCCAAGAAAGACCCGGATTCTCGTATCAATAAAAGCCTGCGGGCTTGGAAGTGCTGACATGAAACCCGAATCTACGGAAACAGTTAAACAAATTGCTGACGGTGTGGCGGTTGTCACAGCGGTTGGCTCTTTGATAAATGTCTTACCTGCGGTTGCAGCGTTGTTCACGATTGTTTGGACAGGCATGCGCATCGCTGAAATGGTCACGGGGAAGGAATTCTCTGTGCTTATCGGTATGAAAAAGGTGGCTAAAGATGCCGAGCAGCAGTAAGAAACAACATAATTTCATGGAAGCCGTGGCGCATAGCCCGGCTTTTGCGAAGAAGGCAGGCGTCCCACAGTCCGTGGGCAAAGATTTTTCTAACGCGGACAAGGGCCGCAAATTTTCAAAAGGTGGTGACATCATGGCTACAGAGAAAAAAGTTCCTACGACTCCTATGGGCAAAGTGAAGACCGCTGCTCCCAGCCGCGACGGTATTGCTGCTAAAGGCAAGACCAAGGGCAAACAAATCGTCATGGCCGGTAACAAGGGCATGAAGCGCGGCGGCAAGTGCTGATCTAGGGGATATCTATGATGGCAAGTCGCGGAATGGGCGCTATTAGCCCCAGCAAAATGCCTTCCGGCGTGAAGAAAGCCCGCCGTGACGACACCGACTTCACTCAGTACGCCGAAGGCGGAAAGGTGGGGTTGTATGCCAACATCAACGCTAAGCGCAAGCGTGGCGAAAAGATGCGTAAGCCCGGCCAAAAGGGTGCCCCCACCGCGCAAGCGTTCATTGACTCTGCGAAAACGGCCAAAAAATGACCACTTCTGGAACGACTTCGTTTAACCTCGATCTCACCGAGATTGTCGAGGAAGCCTTTGAGCGTTGCGGTGCCGAGTTGCGTACCGGTTATGACCTCAAGACTGCGCGTCGTTCTTTGAATTTGTTGTTTGCTGACTGGGCTAATCGGGGTATCAACATGTGGACGTTCGAGCAGGGCACCATTGCCCTGACTCCCGGGGTTGCCACATACGACTTGCCTGCGGATACCGTGGATTTGATGGAGCATGTGATCCGTACCGGTGCGGGTTCGGCCTCTACGCAGGCTGACTTGACCATCACACGCATTAGCGTCTCTACCTACGCCACGATCCCCAACAAGTTGCAGCAAGCCCGCCCGATTCAGGTGTGGATTGAGCGTCTTCAGCCCGCCCCACGAATCACTGTGTGGCCTGTGCCTGATAACTCGCAGCCGTATACGTTCGTGTACTGGCGCTTGAAGCGCATCGACGACGCTGGCTCCGGCTCCAATACGATGGCGCTGCCCTTCCGCTTTTACGGCGCTATGGTGGCTGGTTTGGCGTACTACTTGGCAACCAAGATTCCGAATGCCATCAACCGTCTGGACGTGCTCAAATCGCAGTATGACGAGGCTTGGGACTTGGCATCCTCCGAAGACCGGGAAAAGGCTGCTGTGCGGTTTGTGCCCCGTCGTATGTTCATTGGTAGCGGTGCGTAATGGCTAATCGGTTCGCTTCTGGTAAACGGGCAATTGCCCAGTGTGACCGTTGCGGACAGCGGTACAAGCTAAAGCAGCTTAAGACCGAGATCATCAAGCAGCGCCGCTATGAGTTGATGGTGTGCCCTGAGTGCTGGGATCCAGACCACCCACAGTTGATGCTGGGCACGTTCCCAGTGGATGACCCGCAGGCGTTGCGCAACCCGCGTAGGGACACAACGTATTACACCTCGGGTGTTGACGTGAACGGTTATTTGTCAGGTGGTTCGCGGGACATTCAGTGGGGCTGGAATCCAGTCGGTGGCTCCAAAAATTTTGATGACGCGCTGACGCCAAATAACTTGGTGGCAACGGGTTTTGTTGGTACAGTAACGATAGTTGTTTAAGGAGCCAGAAATGGACAAGAAAGATTTGGCGCAAGACAAAAAGATGGTTGCATCTGCTGTGCATAAGCACGAAGCCAAGATGCACCCCGGCAAGCCCATGACCAAGCTGAAAAAAGGCGGCGTGACCAGCGCATCCATGAAGGCTGTTGGTCGCAACATGGCTCGTGCCATGAACCAGCGCGGAGGCTAATATGGCTACTTTTAGCAAGAAAATGGGCGGCAAAGAGGTTGGCAGTGCCAGCGTCTACGCCAAGCCGCACACCATGAGTGGCAAAGCTGTAACCGTGGAAGAAAATCCCGGCAAAGGCATGAACCGCAGCAAAGCCGATACGCTGGATGTGTCGATTGGCGCAATCAGCAAGTCTGCTGGCAACGAGCCTACTAAAACTGACGGCATCAAGATTCGCGGTACTGGCGCAGCGACCAAAGGTGTGATGGCACGCGGCCCTATGGCTTGAGGTCGAGATGAATTACGCCGATCTGGTCACCGCAGTATCTGACTACTGCGAAAATACGTTCCCAACTGCGGACATGAATGTGTTCATTAAGCAGGCGGAGCAGCGCATTTATAACTCTGTTCAGATCGCCAACCTGCGTAAAAACGTGACGGGCAACGTCACCATTGGCAACAAATACGTATCGTGCCCAGAAGATTTTCTGTCGGTCTATTCGATCGCAATCATCAACACGGACGGCTCGTACGAGTACCTGCTCAACAAAGACGTGAATTTCATCCGTCAGGCGTATCCGCAGCCAACCGACACCGGCTTGCCCAAGTACTACGCCATCTTTGGCCCGACAGTGAATACCGGCGTTATCACGACTGAGTTGTCCTTCCTCGTTGGCCCGACCCCTAACTTGGCCTACGGCCTTGAGTTGCACTATTACTACTACCCAGAGTCAATCGTGACTGCGGGCACAACGTGGCTGGGCGACAACTTTGATTCTGCGCTGCTGTACGGCACCATGTGCGAGGCCATCACCTACATGAAGGGTGAAGCTGATATGGTCAAGCTGTACAACGATCGGTATGTACAAGCCATTGCACTGCTCAAGAACTTGGGTGACGGCAAACAACGCATGGATGCGTACCGCGACGGTCAAGTTAGGATTCCAGTGTCATGATCGTCCAAGGAATGACCACCAGCTTCAAGGGCGAGTTGCCCTTGGGTATTCAGGCGCTGACAACGGACACGTTGAAGATGGCCCTCTATACCGGCAATGCCAATCTGAATCTCGACACTACCGTGTATTCCACAGCCAACGAAATTACCGGCACTGGGTACACCGCAGGTGGTCAAACGATTACGGGCGTTACGGTAGCCACATCAGGTACGACTGCGTATATCAGCTTCAATAACGTGGTGTGGAACCCGGCAGCGTTTACAACACGCTGCGCCCTCATCTACAATGCAAGCAAGGCCAATCGGTCAATTGCTGTGTTGGATTTTGGTGCTGACAAGACAACGACCACTACATTTACTGTGCAGCTTCCGACCAACAACGCGGCGGATGCACTTCTTAGGATCGCGTAAGGAGCAATCATGAC